TGGTGTGTCTGGGTGCTTCGGTCTGGGCGGGTCGGTCTGGTCGGGTCGGTCTGGTCGGGTCGGTCTGGTCGGGTCGGTCTGGTCGGGTCGGTACCTGTGTTTATCTTCTTTATTTCTCGCCAAAAAACACGGTAGGGGATATTTTGTTATCCCCCACCGTGTTGCCGTCGGTCTACTTCTTCTGGCGGCGATGCCCGGCGGTCGGGTCGGTCTGGGTCGGGTCGGTCTGGGTCGGGTCGGTCTGGGTCGGGTCGGTCTGGGTCGGGTCGGTCTGGGTCAGGTCGGCCTGGGTCGGGTCGGCCTGGGTCGGGTCGGTCTGGGTCGGGTCGGCCTGGGTCGGGTCGGCCTGGGTCGGGTCGGGTTTAGGAACAAAGCGGTAAGCAATTTCCCGCGCCCATGCCGACCGTAGCGCTACCTTCAGTCCTTGCCATAGCTTGAGTTTCCTGCGGTCAAACTCCTGTTTGACCGCCTTCTCAACTTGGTCAAGGACTCCCGCCCGCCTTGCCGCCTCAATGATTCGGTCAATCTCGGTGTCGGCAGTGGGCCCGGTCTTGGCCTTCTCGGTCCGGCTTCTCGTTTGCGGCGGGTAGGTTCCCACGACGAATTTGCCGCTTTCGTATTCTACCGTTACCGTAATGGTAACGGTAACGCTCTGGTCGCCGTTCACGATGCCGGTGGCGGCCTGGTAAATCCGGTACGCCAGGGTACCGGCTTTCTCGGCGGCTTGCTTCCGTTCCCGTTCTTCCTTTTCTTGCTTAATCATTTCCGCCAGTCGGCTGGTGATGCCAAGCCTTCTGGCTTCTTGAAGAAGCAAGAGCTCTTCTGGGCTGATGTTCATCTGTGTCATTTTTTCCCTCCTTTGAAATGGGCATGGGTATGAGTATGCGCGGGGGACAAGTATCTGTCCCCCTTCCGATAGTACCATTGCCCATTCACGTTCTCGTAGACAGCCATCGTCTGACAAGTCAGGCATCGGGCATGGTACATCACCTTTCCATCTTCCCGGCCTACCGTGGCCACGCATTTGTGGCCCTTGTGCAGGCCCTGTTTCACCCTTACCTCCATATTCACCTCCTTGCGGAAAAACGTTCGTTTGTCAACACCATGATAACCCGTGCAAAAAATTTGTAAATAGTACCGTAGTACTATTTCTTTTTCCACAAAACCTTATTGACTTAATAACACAAAGTGCTTCCAAATTTCGCAGTTCACAATTTGCGGATGCCCAAACTACGAATTTCGGTATCGTAGATAAAGAAGGCCGAAAGTTTAAAAAAGACTAAAACATAGACTTTGCAATTTGTGCTGCGGGCAAGCCCGGATGTTGAGGATGATGTTGAGGATAAACAAAAACCGCGCCACAACGATAATCGCTATATCGTTTTGGAGATACCGGCGATAATGAAGATTGGCGTTATTTGGGCTAAAAAGAATAATACGGCGAAAAGGGTGATAAAAAAGATAAGTGGGATAAAGTAGGGGGTTTGAAATATTTTGAAAGTTTGGGGGATATACGTGATAATTATCATAAAAATGGCTGACAGGCATAGTCCAACCCTTTTACTCACCGCTTCCCTTTTCCCCTGTTCAAATAATCGTCTCTTGACTTTTTCTTTGCGTTGTGGTACGGTATCAATGGACGGCGTATCAGCGGAGGTGGAAAAATGATAAAGCCAGAGGCGTTGAGGTATGCCAGAGAGAGGCTGGGCTACAGTTACGAGGAAGTATCCCGGCTGACTGTTGTGGTACCTTATGGGTGTCCGGTGAGTGTTGACGAACTGGTCAGGTGGGAGATGGGGGAAATGGATGATGAGACTTTGGAGTCGCCGACGCTGTGTCAGTTGGAGACGCTTGCGGAGGTGTATCATTGTCCGGTTGGTTGGTTTTTTGCTGGTGTGCCGGAGAGCGAGATGAAGCAGGGTGGTAGCATTTGGCGGGTAGGGGGAGGCGCAGGCACCTGATAGGGAGATAGGCGACAGCATAGCGTAGGGGGTTTCCAGGTGATGATGGGTAGCAGTTAATATTTGCGCAGCGGCGCTTGACACTTTAGTGGGGATGATATATCATGGCTCACGAGGCCCGGCCTGGCCTCCGGCTTCTCAGCACCTCCTTTCGGTGTGTCTCTTGCGGGTTCCCCCCCTTCCCTGGGCCGGGCCTCATTGCTTTTTTGTGAAGATTTGCTTTCCATGAAAAGACGGGCAAGCGGCCGGGCAAAACGGGCTGGTGGCACAATGGAATAAAACGAAACAAATGAAACAATGGACGATATTTGTTTTAATTTTTCCCCACCAAACCTTAAAAGTTTCTTAAAATTCCCCCGAACCCACCCAAACGCACCCATTAACGCTTGACAATTCCGGCGACTTATGTTATAATAGTTGTGAGCCATTAGAGCACGACAAACAAAAGCAAGTTCAGGAATTGTGGGGGTACCGATGGTAGCAATTATTATTAGAGTGCTTATGTTAATTCTGGTTTTCTCTCTTGTCAGCACAGTTTTTCTGTTTATTGTTCTTCGTCTCGGTGAACGTACGGCCATGTGCATTTCTGCAGTATGGGGCGGGCTGTTGTTCTATTACATCATGCGTGCAGAATGGAGGAAACATGGAAGAGCGTAAGGAGGAAGCGGTCATCACAACTGTTGTGCTTACAAAAGAACAGGCCCAATGGCTTCTCACGCTGGGGCAGAAACTGTTTCCACCGAAGAGCCCGATTGCCAGGCCATCGCTGTCAAGGACACTGAGGGCAGTTCTGCAATGGTTGATGAACTGCTACCCGGAGCCGGATAGTGTCCAGTTGGAGCAGTGACATGTGGTGTCCGGATGAATGCCCTGTAGCAAAGAGGCGTGTCGGTTGTGGCTATCTGATAGCCGGTACACCCTGTGCTCATCCCAGGTACAGGCTCCTGGCTGATGGTCATCATGAGCACGAAATTGTTCATCCTGGCAAAATTCGGCGAGTTCAGCCCGGTCGGGAAGACGTCCGTCCACGCCATCCTGAAGTCACCATACCCGGACAGGAAAAGGACGGAGTACGCGTTGCTGCGCTACCTTCGGGAGAATAATATTCGGTTCTCCGTGCGTCAGGAACGGAACGCACGCGGTGAAGCAATCCTGGTGTTTAACTTCGGCAGAGATGACTATGAGGTGCGAGAAGTCGGAGGTACTCTCTGGTGGCACCTGGTGAATCACAGGACATGGTTTGACATTCCAGAATGGGTGCTCTCCAAATTAAAATCAAGCAACACAGGAGAATGAGATGACCGCTGAACGCCGCACAGTCACCCGGAGAACGCAAACAGATGAATTGCCTGCGCCGCCTGACCTGTGGTCGCTGTACTTAACAGTAGACCAGGCTGCGGCTACCGAGCGGACCAGAGCGTGGAAAAGGCTTGTTGACCTGCTGTCCGTTGAGTTTGGTGACGCACTGTCGCAGGAACCATCTGCTCTGGTGGTGGAGCAAATCATTGCCATTTGCCTTACGCCAGTATTTAACGGCTGGCGGCCAGGCTGCACGGCTGACGTTCTGCGTCAGTTAGCATCACTGCTGGAGCGGTATGAACCGCTCGCCGGAATGCTTCTCGGTCACCCTGACCAGGAGGTGGATTATGTACGATAGGGTTTCTGTGCTCATCCCTCAAGATGCCCCTGTTGCGTTGTGGGCTTCTGTTGCCATCGTTGCATCCCTCAGGAAATGGACCGTGACCGCCAGTGCTGATGACGCCCTGCTCCCACCACCATCTGGTGGCAAAAGGACTGTCTACGTCATCAACCCGGAAGCGTGGGGAGGCCTGGACGCCCTGCGCGACTTCGCAGCAGAGCGCTACCCGGGGCCCGTGGAGTTTTTGGCCGTTCGCGAAGCCACCCCGTTCAGGGCTGCCTTTGCCCTTACAGGCGGCCACCAGTACCTGGATATTGCCCTGACCCAGAAGAACCCGGAGTGGGCAAACGAAATATTGGGGGAGGGTGACGAGACCATCGGGCGTGCAGGGTGTGTCCTGGTGTGCCTGACCGCCGCTCTCAGGATGTACGGCTATGACGTTACTCCTCCAGTGGTGAATCGCATCCTTCTTGAATCGCAGTCTGTTTTTGCAGGCTCCTATCTGGCAAACTGGTCCGCTCTATGGAAGGCCGCACCGGTGGACAAAGATGTCATTTACACCAACCAAAAGCCGTCCCTGACCTACATCCGTACGCTTTTGTCCAGCGGCTATGAACTGGTCCTGCCTAATACCTCGTTTACTCACTACTACCTGGCTATAGAACCCACAACGCAGGCCGTGAGTGTCCTGGACCCGGAAACCGGCCAGGTCCAGCCGTTGCCCGCTGCCCGCTTTGGGGGTGTGCGGGCTTTCCGTATCATCGGCGGCAAGCGCCAGTTCGCTATCTCCTCTCCGCCTCAGCAACAACCGGACCGCCCTGCTGTCCCCGCCCCACAAATCCGTGAGGGGCGCCTGATTACGGCTCATCTCCAGTCCCCTTCACTGCCTCCCGTGCTCGCCGGCTATCTCGCCCGTGCTCGCTCGGTCAAAACCATGTGCCCGGAAGCCATCGGTCACCTCAGAACCCTTGCGCCCGTTGTCTACAGACCGTATTTCAACGACTATGACCAGGGACAGATTGTCCAAAAAGCCACTGAGGACCCGGCGGCTGCTGCCTCTATGTACCTGGAAGGCCTGCGCCAGCGCCTGATGCAGAGCGGCCTTACGCTTTCTGACCTGGCCGGGTGCTATGTGGAAACTCTGAACGAGTGCATCGGGGCCCCCACGCCAGACGATGTCTTCGTCGCTGTTGTCAAGATGGATTGCGAAATTGCTACACGCCTTGAGCAGTTCAACGTGCGTGCGGTCATGCTGAACTTCCCGGTCGGAAATCCCACCGAGTACCAGGTACGCCTGATGCTCCCTGCGGCAAAACTTTGTGAACGAGGGCACATCCTGGGCTTCCATACCTACTGGCCCGTCATTGATGGAGCAGTTGTATGGGACCAATGGCGCGAGACGGCTATGCGCCCCCTCCAAATCGTTGACCCCATTCTCCGGAAACACGGGCTTAAGCCCCTGTACTTCTTCGGAGAAGTCGGTGCTATTAAACTTACCCCATCAGGATTTGACCCTCATTCCGGCTGGCGCTCCTGTTACCCGTCCTGGGGAGCGTTCCGTCAGGACCTTGCTACCTTCGTCTCCCAGGTAAAAGATTGGGAAAGCGTGAACGGCCGCCGCGTGCTGGGCGCTGCCCTTTTCACAACGAATGACTTCGGCGCATGGCCCACCTTCTTGATTGACCAGTCCGAGTGGGAAGACCTGTCTGATAACCCTGTGGGATGAATACCATTACCATTACCACCATCGCCGCTACCTGCATCATCGCTGGATGGGCGTCCCAGTACGCCCCCGGGGTCATGGACCGGGTCATCGCCAATCGTCTTCGCTGGGGCCACTTCACGCAAGAGGACGTCAGCGTGGCTACCGTCTTTGTCGCATCCAGGGACTGCGCTGATGTCGGTCAGCATTGGCTGATAAGACCCAGATACCGGGATGGCACCACGGGCGACTGGGAAATTGCCCTCGTCTCCGATTGCGCTGCCCGGGACGCGTACATGTGGATGATTGAGAAGAACATTGTTGTTGAAGTTGATTACCGGACTGCCGTGCGCTGGCAAACAGTCGGTCGCGGTATTCGCGTTGAGGTGAACAGATGTGGCCGGACAAATCAGCCTTACCTGACCCACCACCCAGAGAGCCAGGAGAAACCGAGGAGGACTACAACGCTTTCCTGGCGTTCCTTGCATTGCACCCTGGACGGCGAACAATTACCGAAACCGCCGCCGTCCTTAACATGCCCGTCCAGGACGTTGTCAGAAAGAGCGTCGCCTTCAACTGGGTTGAGCGGGCAAGAGAGTACGACCGGGCCATGCTGGAAGCCGCCCGCTCCATGTCCGCGCTGGAGATTGCAAATGCAGTAGCCACCGCCGCCAGGGCCGTTTCCGCTATGGCCCAGCGAGTACTTGAAAATATTGAGAACATTGAGGTCAGCGGCCACGTGGCTGCACGCCTTATTGAGGCGGCATCCACATTCTTCAAGGCAACGGCATCGCTCACCGGCGAGCAGGTGTCCCGAAGTGCTCCTCTTGCTCAAATACTGCAAGTTATCAGCATGACACCAGGTGCGCCACAGCCGGCTATCATTCCTGCCGAAAGCGTTGAACAACTCGTCCTGCCAGGAGGCGTAGTTGAGTCGGACGAAGCAGACGAATCAGAAGATTGACCTGATGGCGCTGGCAATTGCGGACCCGGTAGCATGGATGGAACACTGCTTCTGGGTCCAGGCACCGCTCTCCCCAGAGACCGGCGAGGTCCTCCCACCCGGGCCTATCCGCTTCAAGGAGTTCCAGCGGGAACTGCTCCAGATTGCCCTCTCCAGAAGCGGCTCCGTATTTAACTTCCAGACCATTGTGTGGTCATCGCCCAAGAAGACCGGGAAAACTCTCGTTGCGGCGGCGGTGACTCTGTGGTACGCGTTTCTGTTCCCGGGGTCCGAAATCATCCTTCTGGCCAACGACGGCCGACAGGCGACCGACCGGGTGTTCCAGGCCGTCGTAAACTCGCTGGAACTGAACCCTATCGTCCAGGCCAGGATTACCCAGTCGGAAGTTGTTCTGCCGAACGGGTCAAAGATTTACCCTCTCCCGGTGAACGCACCCGGGGCGGCGGGGGCAAACCCCGCCATGACCGTCTTTACCGAGGTGTGGGCCTACACCACACCCAATAAGAAATCCCTTTGGGTAGAACTGACCCCACCGCCTACCGTACCTCACGCTATCAGGTGGGTGGAGTCCTATGCCGGGTACCTGGGCCAGGGCTCTGTCCTGGAGACACTGTACAACGAGGCGAAATCGTCCGGGCTGGTGGTGAAGACGCGCTCCCCGGAACTGGCCGGAAAGGTCATGGTGTCACCGGCAGGCAAACTTCTGTACTACTACGATTGCGGAGAGGAAGCGCTGACCCGGTTCGGCTGGCAAAAACCGGAGTACTACGAGTCGCAACGGCGACACCTGCCGGAGCACGAGTTTGCCAGAATCCACCTGAACCAGTGGGTCTCCCCTTCCGCAATGGCCCTCCCGATTGCCTGGCTGAATGCCTGCGTCATCCCGGATAGCGAAGCCGAATCATTGGTCGCCCCCAGGGGAAAAGAGGTCGTCATCGGTGTGGACGCCGGGTTCGCCCGCGCCACATTTGCCATTGTCGGCGTCTCACCGGTCGGCGAAGGGAAATACCTTGTTCGCTTCGTTCACGTCATGGACCCTCGTTCTCAGCGCGTGGACTTTTCAGAGGCCGAGAACCTGTTGCGGGACCTGACTGACCGCTACCCGGTCATTGAGATTGCCTACGACCCATACCAGTTGCATTACATGGCCCAGAACCTCGCCAGAGACTATAAGGCGTATGTCCGCTCCTTCCCGCAACAGTCCCGTTCGCTGGCCGACTCGTTCCTGTACTCCCTTTTTCGCTTAAGAGCAATCCTGATACCAGAAAGCTTGCTCCCAATAATAGAACGCCAGTACAAAAGCACTGGCTGGGACCCCAAAGCCAACCGCTTCACGGTCGTTGACCAGGGGCACAATGATGTCATCGTCGCAATGGCGATGGCCGCCTATCGTGCCAGCCGGTATATGCTATAACCCCATCGCATCCCCCTACCACCAGTTGACTTCCAGCACGCTATGGTGTATAATGACGCGTGACCGACGCCTCTGTCGTCACCCCTGTTGTTATGCTGTTGTTATGCTGTCGTTACACCGTCGTTACGCTGCTGTTACGCCTGCGCACCGAAACTCGCCCATTGGCGGGCCTCTCCTCTTGCTGGCTAACAGGTCATAACTACCAGAATTCTAACCGTTATTATGGAGTAAGAACAAATGGGCGTGGTTGCGAAGGCCAGACGGCCGAGAAGAAACGAGTTGTACTCTGCCGACGCGCTGGCAGAGTTCTTCATGGCAACCGTGTTCTCGCTTGTGGGCGCGATACCGAAGCAGCGCGGCCCCGAACGGAACAAGGCGCTGGTGCGCCTGGCTACGAGTGAACCCCTCTTTTGTGGAGCACTGTACTCCACTCTGACGAGAATTTCCAACGCCCGGTACACCGTGGTCGGGAGCAATGAGGCTGTCAACCGAACAAGGGAAATCCTGGCGACGGCGGAGTTCGGGCGTGGACTGAGGCCGCTGATTCATGCCGTTGCTTTCGGTGCACTGGTGACCGATAGCGGTGGCTGGGTGGAAATCGCTCGTCGCACTGTTGAGAAGAAGACGTTTAGCGAGGTTTTTGCAACCCTCACACCGGACGGCAGAGTATGGATGACGAAAGCCGGTACGATTGTGGACCCGGCTGACGTCATTTACGACCCCGATTCGCCCCCCGTTCTTCTCTCCCTGGACCCCACACGGTGCGTCCCTACTGAGAACCCGGAATACCCTCTTCAGTACCTTCGGGAAGACGGCGTCACGGTTACCCTCTCCAACCGTGAATGCTTTCAGGTCGTTGACAACCCGCAACCGGGGACCAGTTGGGGCTTCTGCGCAGCCTCGCGGCTTGCCCAGGCGGTCTCGTTTATGGCGTCTCTCCTCTCGTGGCACCAGGAGCGTGTCCAGGGCACGATGGCCGACACCATCGTGATGACCAACGCCCCTGCCAGGGCCGTTGAGGATGCTATGCGTCAGGCAACAGAGAAAGCCGTTAGCGCAGGTGGGCACGTCTACGTCCCACCGGTTTTTCTAAACCCGCTGGACCCCAGCGCCACGCCTACCGCCGAGGTGGTTCGCCTGAAAGACCTTCCCGAAGGATTCTCCCTCAAGGATGTCATGGAGTGGTATGTCACGGTGCTTGCAAATGGGCTGGGCGTGGACTACGGTTCCATCGCCCCGCTCCCCGGCTCCCGACTTGGGGCCGCAACAGAGGCCGAGGTTATGGCACGGCTGGCCGCGATGCGGCTGTACGGCATCATCCTGCGTCAGTTTGAGCATAACCTGAACCGGATTCTCCCGGCGCAGGTGGAGTTCGTTCCGACTGACCTCACCGAGGCCAGGCTACAGGCCGAGGCCGCGCTGATGCGAGCCCAGGAGCGAGCAAGGAGAATATCATCCGGCGAACTGACCATCAATATTGCCAGGCAGATTGCCGCCGATGCTGGGGACCTCCGAAGAGAATATCTTGAGTTGTTGGAAGGAAAGGACATCACGCCAGAACAATGAGCGTCATCGGGAAAGCGAAAAAAGCACTGAGAAGAACGGCTGTAAAGGCCGTCTCGGCCACGCTTTCTCAGACCGTTGCGAAGCAACTTGGTCGCGAGATGGTAGCAACCCTGGAAGCGTGGACGCAGCACTGGCGGAATGCTCCAGATTTCTCTGCCACCACGACAGTGACGGGCTCCGGAGATGCAGTTGACATCTGTGTCACTATCACGGCCTCCGGGACTGACCGGCAATTGGACGCTTACCGGTTTGTGGATGGCGGAACCGCCCCGCATGTCATAACTGCCAGAAATAGCCCGTTCCTGATGTTCAGGCAGAGATACCGGCGTGCGCTCCAGGGTACGCGCCCGAACTACTTCTCATCCGGCCCGGCCAGCCGGAGCGGTCCAACGATTATTGCAAAGGCTGTCATCCATCCCGGCATCACCCCCCGGCGTCTGACCCAGAGCGCGTACGAGGTGGTTGCGCCGGCGGTGCTGAGGTCAATTCGCGGCGCCATTGTCAGCGCTGTTACTGCGCCCAACGTCTCTGTGGAGGTGGAGTTCAAATGACGGATACAGACCTGGTCCTGGTGAGTGACTTCGTGTCGGTTGCTGGTGGCGCTGTACGGGACGATAATCCCGGAGACATTGATGTGGTCGTGCGTGCAGAACTTATCGGAGATGCGCTGACCATACCGGCGGACAGCGTATTGCTCCAATTACGGAATCTTATCGCCGAACGGTCAGGGATTGACCGCCATGACATCCCACTTCACATCATCCCGGAACCCACAGGCCCACACTCCGACTACATCCCGATAGCCGACCTGGTATTGAGGGTAAAACGACCGGAGATAGTGGAAATCAAATCGGCGACCGCGCCACAGGAGGAGGGAAAGTCTGGGTCATGGCCGATGAAGCCCGCAGTACCGTTCTACTTTGAGCACTTCTCCCCCGACCAGATGTGGGAGGCATGGGGGCATTCCCATGCGCCGTTTGCGGTTGAGCCGAAGTGGAACGGCTGGCGGGTTAAACTGACGGTTGACGGTGACGGTTCCTTCAGGGCAGTGACAGAAAGCGGCAAGGACGTGTCTGCGTACTTTGCCGACGTCGTCAAGGAATTGAACACCGAGGGGGAACCAGTTGAACTGGATGGTGAACTCCTCATGGTGGCAAAGGGCCGGGTCGTCCCGCGTCATCTGATGCCGGCCGTGCTATCAGGTCAGAAGATTGACTGGGCCGCTCGTCCCAGGTTCTTTGACGTTCTGTCCGGTCATGGTGTGAGTGACGACACACCGTATGAAGAGAGGCGAAAAGTCCTTGAGAAAATAGTGCCGGAGGAATTCCTCACCCCGGCCGTAGTTGTTGAGAACAAGCAGGAGTTGGAAGCGGCGTATGACAGACTTGCCTTCCTGCCCGGCTCGGAGGGCATTGTCGCCAAAGACCTGCGGTCAACCATTTCCGCAGGCCCAAGCCAGTCGTGGAGCAAGGTGAAACGCATGCTTGAGGTGCGGGCCCGTGTTGTAAGCACCGAGCAAAAGGAAAACGGCTGGGTGTACGAGTGCGAATGGGCGGACGGAAAGCCAACGGGCAAGACAATGGTCACTCGTATCCGGGCAAAGCCGGGGGATACAGTCACGGTAATCTGCCAGGAACTGGTTCCGTCCGGCGACTCGCTGAAGTTCCAGAACGCGGTCGTCACGGAGGTCAATGAAGGGGCCCCCTACACGCTTCAGCAGGCAATGCGTGTCATGCTGGAGCATGCAAATGCGAAGGCAACCAGAAAGTGGTTTGCTGGTGGACCTATGCCGTTCCAGGGTGTCGGCACAAAAGCGCGCATAGCCAGGGCAATCCTTGAACTCTTCCCAGAACATGCATTATACTGTGAGCCGTTTGTAGGGACGCTGGGATTCTTTGCTCTAAAGCCAAAGATTGGCAAGGAGGTCATCGGAGATATAGACAGGGCGAAGATTGCTTGCTACCGTTTTATCCAAAGGGCGTCCGATGCCGAGATTGCCGAAGTGGTTGAGGAGGCACGCAGAACGCCACTAACAAGGGAAACCCAACGCATGTTGAAAGAGCAGACGCCCCGCTCTGGCCGAGAGGCCGCCCTGTTCATGATGGTCGGTAACAGATTTTATCGCGGATACGAATCAGTTGACTGGCCTCCGAACCATCGCAGACACAGGCTTCCGACCGGGACGTATCTTGCACTGAAACGCCGACTTCGCGGCGTGGAGATTCTGAACGCCGATGCGTTTGACATTATCCGCAGGCTGCGGCGGCGAAAGGATGTGCTGTTTTACCTGGACCCGCCGTATCCTACTTCTGATGTCACAGAGGCTAAGTACAAGCACCCGTTCACCATAGGGCAGTTTGCCAGGCTGTTGGAGTTGCTGAAAACCATTCGGGGCAAGTTCATTCTCTCATGTGAGCCTGATGACGTAAGAAAGTCCGGAGTGAAATTGCCGGACACCTGGCACGCGTTCCGTGTGATTGCAGCACGGTTAGATGATTCCGGTCGTGGCACCCGTCCGCATCCTGAACTCATCATCACCAACTTCAAACCAGAAAAAGGGAAATGGCTAAAGGAAGTCCAGGACAAGGCGGAGCAAATCCCGCACTACAGAGAACTTGAGCGTGTGGTGAAAGCACTTACAGAGGAAACCGACGATGTACTTCCGGGCGATACAAGAAGCGAACGCGCCGAGGCCACCTGGGAAGCAAAATGGCAAGAATACTATCCAACCGATGGGCATGGGCGGTTTATCGTCCAGAGGCACATTCGCGGCCTGACCCGCGAGGAAGTGGACAACCCGCCGGAAGGCCATTCGGTTCACTATGATATTCGCATGACTGCGGGTGACGGTGGTTACCTTTTCGGGTTCACGGTTTTCTCCGAGGAGGAAGTTGATGACCCCTGGCAGGCACTGAAGGACGGGAAGGTACTGCGATGTGCCCCCAAGCAGCCACAACCGATTGATTGGCTGGAAATCGGCAAGGGCGAGCCGTTTGTGTCCGGCCCTGGTGAAGTGGGTTCTACCAGCCAGAAGTACGCCAGATTTGATGCTGTTGACTGGGGTACGTACAGTGCCGGGACATGGAACCGCCACTTCGTTGAGGTGGTGCTACACGGCCGCCGGGGTGCCCCCCTTCGTCTTGCGTTCCAGAGAATAGAGCCTGGCGTCTGGACAGTAAAGGCCGGGGGTGAACCTGTCGCGCGCCGGGAGTCTCTGGAGCGGATTCGCTCCAGGCTTGCTCAGCGGGGACACGAGGTGTTCTTCTATCGTGACCCGCTGTCCGATGACCGTCCGGTTAAGGTATCCCTGAAATCCTGGCTGGCAAAGGCCGTCCGCCGCTGGCCGCACCTGCCCTGGAAAATCTTCCTCGCACTCCTGCCGCGCTTGCGTTCCGGAGCAATTTGCTATAAAATAGTGGGGGACTGGATAATCCTGCCGGTTACCAATAGATACCTTGACCTGCATGGAGATTTTGTTACACGGTCAGCAGTCCAATCTCTGGTAGCACACCAGCCTGCCGGAGCGACGGTTCGGATTGCTCACCGGGATGGGACAGACATCGCGGACCTGGTTGCGTTTGTACCACACGGGAAGTTCGTTTTCGGCATCGGGAAGTTCCGTAATACACCGAAGGCAAGGTTTCTGAAAAGTTTCCTGTCCGCACACCCAATGGGACATCCAAAAGTTGCGCCCAACGGGTGGGCAACATCCATTGGCTTCTGGGGATTGCGTGACCCTAATGACCCGTCCCAAATCGTCAGGATGGTACTGCGAGAAGTCAGCATCCTGCCTGCCGGGATGGCCGCCAATCCCTGGACAACATTTCCCATTGACAACATTGGGGGAGGAATGGAATGACGAAAGATGAACTGGAGGTCGTTACCACAGGTGACGAGGATGTCGTCATTGAGGAGACCAGCCCCGACGCTCTTGCCAAAGAGTTGGAAGATTTGCTGGAGGCCGCCAGTCGGCTTGAGCAGACGCTTGACGACGCCGGCCTGACGAGCAAGTCTGTTGGCAACCCCGCTGGCGACGGGGCCGATGACGACACCGCCCAGGAATGGGAGGAGGGCGAGAAGTCTGCTGCCACCTTCGGGCGCCAGATTGCTGCTCTGGCCGAAGGCAATGTAAGCGAGCGCGTGCGGGAGTACCTGCAGGCGCTGGCTGTCATCGTCCGTATTGCCAAGCCCGGAGAGTTCGGCGCTCTGGCCGCCATTCTGTCACGCATTGCGCCGAAGTCTATCAAGGAGCAGGCCGACAAAATCGCCGAGAAAATGGCCAAAGAGGGCGGCTCTGCGTACGGCTACCCCTACCCGGCGCCCAACAGCGAAGAGAAGTCCTTCACTGAGGTGGTTGCGCACCTTGAGGGACGCGTCAACGAACTGTCGGAAGTCGTTGCCGCACTCAGTGAGCAGGTGCGCCAGGCGCAGGAGGTCGCCCAGAAAGCACTGGACGCCGCCCCTCGTCCATCCGTTACCCCGATTGCGCGTGAGGTTGCCACACCTGTTGGCGTCCTTGCCCAAAAACTGATTGGAGGGTAGAAACCATGCCACTTCGCTTTCACGGGGCTGGCACTGCGTTCACTGGTGTCAGTGCCAAAGAAGTGCTGAGCACAGTTGTCACGCCGACGTCCGTTCTGTCAAAACTGTCCTGGGTCGCGTCCAATCTGGCTAATCCGCAGGTTGCGTATCTCTTGCGGGTGGACTCTACGCCGTCCGGCACCGTCCCACAGAGCAAGTGCGGCACCTGCCAGGAAGTTGGGGAACTGGCGTCGTGCGTCGCCATTATCCCGTATGGGCGGTACTGCTTCACTTCGCCCACCATCAGCCCCGAGGAGTTCATCCAGCGGGTGAACCAGGGAGAGGTGGACTTTGAGATTATCGGGGACCTCCTCTCTCCCGAGGTTCGCGAACTGATTGGCAGGGGCGAGGTAAACAACCAGGTGCTGACCGAATCCGGTATTGCGCTGGCGATGCTGGCCGTCGCGCGCGCTCTGTACCTCCGGCTGCACGAGGACGTCTGGACCGGCGACCCCACCGGCGGAACTGAGGGCTTCCGGGAGATGAACGGCCTGGACGCCCTTATCACGGACACGATTACTGACGCCCTTACCGGCACTTCCTGTCCGAACCTCGGCTCGGTGGTGGTGGACTTCTCCGATGACTATAACGCGACGGATGCCACCGGGTCTGTGCTGGCTCGCCGGTTGCTGGAGGTGATGACGGTCCTTCGGAAGCGTGCGGCAGCGTATGGCTTCGGGCAGGTCCAGTGGGTGATTGCCCTCCCGCCGGAGTTGAAGTACCTGCTCTCTCTGACCTGGGCAGGGATGTACTCTGCGGTCTTCGGTTACACCTTCCCGACGGGCCATACCCCGACCATTGACCTGGCTGCGCTGGCCCGCGAGCGGGACCGGATGCTGTCGGAGGACGTCATTGCCATTGGCGGGCACGCTTACCCGTTCATCGGCGATGATGGCATTCCGGTCACCACCGAAGAGGGTACAAGCACCGGAAACATCTACATCATCCCGGTCAGCGCCGGTGGCCGGAAACTGACCTACCTCAACTACCTGAACATGGACGGCGCTCCGGAACTGGCCCAGGGGTACGCCGCTGCCGTTGTGACGGATGCCGGGAAGGTGCTGTGGTACACCTCACCCAGCGGCGGGCTGTGCTACAATCTGACCGGTGTTGTGGTGCCGCGTGTCGTGCTGCTTACGCCGTACCTGGCGGCCAAGATTACCAACATCAGTTGGCCCGCCCTGACCATCGGCTTCCCTGAGCCACTGATGAGCGGTGGGGTGACCACGCGGACGTAGGCGGGTTGATAAGGGGGTGGAGGCATGGCCTCCACCCCCCTCTCCATTGCCATTCCGAATCGCGCATGCGGAGGTAACCATGCCGTGTGCGAACTGTCCACAAAACTGGACGGCGAGGACCGTACCGCTCAAGGTTAAGTCTGGTTACCCGTACCCGATGCGAATCAGCACTCCTGGGGGCAGACGGTACGTCGTCCAGAACGGTCTGACAATCTACGTCCACGAACACGATGTAGAGTACCTGCTGGGCAGAGGGCTGGTCCATGTTGACAAGAATGGCACTCAGGAGGGCGATGTTGTCAGTCGGGATGGTTCCGGAGTCGTTCTGGGGGACGATGACCGACCCGCATTGTCTGGTGTGGCCGACACCGACGGAAGCGAGGAACGTCCACCCGCCAGGCCCGGACCGACTGACATTCAGAAGCGTGGTAGAAGCCGTAAGCGCCGAACTGGATAACCTGGTCGGAGGTTCCCTGTTCGGTCTTTACCCCACCCGGCTGACAACACGCGTTGCCGCCAGAATGCTTGGCTCCCCGTCATTGTGGGAAGTTAAGCGTTTTGTAAGGCAGGCCCTTTTAGACACCGAGGATACCCCTGTCCAGCGTGCCGCGCTGACGCCAGCGGTTGTGCCATCCAGTATCCCAGGGAAAGTGCTCCTGGACTGGTCTGTGCCACTTCAGGAACTTCTGGACACTGGTGTGCAACCAGCCTGGCTTGAACTGTCCGTTCTCTTTGAACGCGAATACACCGACTACGCGCCATTCCCGCTGGTTGGCGTCTTCCCACCAAACGTGGGCTCTGAGATACTGGACCTTTGCGACGTTCTGTCACCGGAAATCTATGTCGGGCAGAGGGGCCCAATTACCCCCACCATTGACCGAATTGCCCAATTTGAAGTCACTGCTGTCTGGGGAACACCCGTAACCATCAACGACCGGTGGGTGAACATAGATAACGAATGCATCACCATGCCAGTAACGCTCTACGCGCTCCAGGGCATAGAGCGCCCGGACATCTGGCTTCCGATGGTTCTGGCGGACTATCCGGAGGCTTCCTGTTCAGGGTGCTTCGCCTCGGTGGATGTGGCATGGTGGAAGCAGAGGTCGGAGAACGGCGTTCCGTTTCACTCGCCACTTGGTAGCACCAGGGGGCGAGTTGAAGCGTGGTACAAACTTCAGCAGTTGATTGCCTACTGATTGGAGGTTTCAGATGCCACTCACTCAGTCTGAAGCCAGTCTCTTCATCGCCTTGCCGGACTCCCCCTGGCAGTTTGTTTGTGCCGGGGTGGACGACATCACGCTTCCGGCTGGTGACCTCACCACAGTTTTCGGTCTCGGTCCGGATTACGGCTCCTGGGTGCCCCAGCGCATCGTTCGCGGCGCGCCTGGCAACATGACTACCACTGTCCGACTCCGGCTGGAAACCACGCGCGAGCAGTGGCTTCGTCTGACGTGCGGACCGATTGCCGGGCGAGTGAACTTCTCGCTCACCGGGGAGCGGGCGAATCCGACCAACTACTCATCTGCTATTATCATGGTCGGCGGGGAGATTGGAGACAAAACTGTTTCCGCTCCGGTTTCCCTGGAGCCCACCACCAACGTGGTGGAAGCGACTATCAACGTAGCCTTCACGGGCTATGTGCTCTGGGGGCCGCCCGCCGAGAGGCAGATTGCAACGCTGGCGGATGTGCTGATGGCAGCGGCGGAGCCGGAGTCGTGTGGAACGGTTTGTGCCCCGGCAGTTGGCTATCTTCAGCGTCTGTACGCAATCACGTCAGACGGCGCCAGCCATGCTTTCCAGTTCTCGGTGAACGGTGGGGCCTCGTGGACCAGCACCAGTCTGGATTTCGCCCCCACCTTCACCACCCGCATCGGCCAGCGCTATATCGTCGGCGGTAGCGGGGGCGCCAGCGCACCGGCGGTGATTGCGAGTTCCACGAACGGCACTTCCTTCACGACCACCTCTCTGTCCACCAGCAACGGCGCAAGCGTTGTCGGTGTCTGCCGGACAAACGACGGAGCGGTGTACGCCGCTGCCTCTGACGGCACTATCCACCGCAGCGCGAATGGTGGGCTGGCCTGGGAGCCTGTTGGCGCTTTCACCAGCCTTTCGGCCATCACCACCGATGGCCGCACGGTCTACGCGGTCGGCAATAACGGCCTGGTGGTTTACGGAAGCGGTAGCCAGTTCACGTCTGTTACGCTGGGTAGCCAGGAGTTTGTTGCCGCTTCGGTGAACTGGGCCCGGCGGCTGGTGATTGCCACTCCGACGACCGTCTATACCTGGGCGCCCGGGCTGACGGCTACCGAGGTTGGGGCCATCGGGACTTCAATCTCCGCCATGCAGTTCTCGTCCGATGGCGTCTTCGGTGTTGCGACCGGCGATGGCATCTACATCACGGAGGACGGTGGACTGACGTGGTACACGTACTCTGACAATGCCCGCTCCTACGTGACTGCCACAACCGGGCCGGCCTGGATTCTCACGGGTCTGGATACGGTGTATGTCGTAGAACCGGTTGAGCGGGTCTGCTGATAGGGCGTATGGGGTGGGGGTAGCAAACCCCCACCCCATACCAGGTTCTCGTCTTTCGCCACCTATCATTTCATCACAGGAGGATTGACATGCGCGTTAACTTTTCATGGGGCTGGGTAGAAGTCAGCCCAGTACCCGGCTATGTTCAACTTCAATTCCGCCGTCTTGCCCGCTTCCCTTCCCCACCCATTGAGACGGTCACAGGTCTGGGCGGTACAGAGTCACTGCCCGCGCGTCCGGGCACAGAGGCTTTTGCCAGGTACAGTGCTGAGGTTGAAAAAGCGCAAGAGCGCCTTGAGGCTATCATCCTCGTGTTCTGCCTCGGGATGGTTGAGCGGTGGGAAAAGAACGGCGTTGTCATGACTGATGTTCCAGAAGGCTGGACCTGCCCGGAAGAATTTGCTCCTCTTATGCCTCGCGCCATCATAGGCGAATGTCCCGAGATTGAGCGATTTTACCCCAAAGCGGAATACCTCTTAACCAACGTGCTGCTCACACCAGATGATGTGAGTGCTGTTATCCAGGCCGCCCTGAACGTTGTCGGCCAGGAAGATGTGGAGTCAGCAAAGGAACTTTTTCGCGGTCAGGCTCGGCGGAAAACCGGTAAGAAGAAAGCGTAAGAAATCGGAGACGGTCTCTGCTCACCCGCTGTTCTGGGAAGCCTGTGCAGCGCGTGAGTGGGGCATCCCGCTTGACGAATGGTTTTCCATCCCGCGCGAAGCGCGCGCGATGATGATGGCGGCGATTGAGATTTCCTCCGACCTTGAAGCAATGATTGTAGAGATGCGGGAGTCCGATGGAAGACATCCTGGCACGCGTCCACGTTCTCGTTAGTTCCCGGCTTGACGAATCATCCCTTGACCGGACGGTTCGGAGCGCGAGAAGTTACGTCCGCCGGATGAAGGTTGAGATACCGGCGGAGGTCAAACTGCGCGGCAGCCTCCAGGAACAACTTCCCGAATTACGGACGCTTGCCAGGAGGCGCCGTCTTGCAGAGACTGGCGTGCAACCGGAATTCATCCGGCGGGCCGCTTCAGCCAGTGCTGCCTTGATGGAACAAGAACTGAGCCGGGCGGTGGCTGGTGCTCTCCGTGTATTACCGCTTCGTGCTGCCCCGGCATTCGTTGCTGGCATGGCACGCGCGATGGGTGCTGTCCGGCTCCTCCCGGACGCACCAGCGCTTGCTGGGAAATTGCTTAATTTCGGCAAGACTGTCTCCGAGGCATCCCAAGAGGCTTCTCAGGCAATTAGTCAGGCAGGTGATTCTGCGACTTCTGCCCTTCCGACGCTGGAGGAAGCAGTTGCGGAAATCCAGCGAAGGCATGCCCAGATGTCCGCCTCGGTCGCGAGCGCGTATTCCGGTGCGGCGGAGCGGGCCAGCGAGGCGGCGTCTGCCGCCGCTGCCGCAACAGCGCAGGCCGGTGCGGAACTGGCTGCTGCCGAGAGTGCTACCGGAGAGGCCATTGCTACTGCCGGGCAATCGGCCTCCGCCCAGGTTGCCACCAGCGGCAAGGCAGTGGCTGGTGCTATAAACGCTTCAGTTGCTGAACTTGCCATAGCGATAAGGAACCAGTTCCCGGAACTCAGCGTTGCGCTTTCCGAGGAACTTGCTGGCATGGTGAAAGCCGGTCAGATTACCATAGGGGAAGCGTTTGCTGGCATCCAGGTTGGTGTGAAGCAGTGGAGGGACATCTTCGCACTCGCGGGCATTGACCCCACAATTGCAGCGCGGGATGCAGAGGTCGCCATTGACCTTTTCGCCGACGCTCTTGCGACCGCGCCCAATCTGTTCGCGAGTGTCGGACTGACCGGCCAGGCGCAAATTGTTGCCGCGTCAGTTGCTATTGACCGTGCTGCGTCGGAACTCGGCGCGAGCGTTGCTGACGTTGGGGCGAAAGTATCTGCCGCTGCTGCTCTTGCGTCTGACCAGATTGCAGCCGCAATCCAGTCGCTCTTTCCCGGCATTTCCGCGCGGGTGGCCCGCCAGTTTGCTGGCATGGTAGCGACTGGCGAGTTAACCATTGAGGAGATGACTTCTGCCATCCGCACAGGGATGGAGAGGTGGAGTGAAATACTCCGGGCAGTCGGTGTTACCCCGGGGGCAAGTGTTGAGCAGACCGCCAGTGCATTTCGCACGTTGAGCAATGCCATTGCGGGCACTCCAATCCAGGCCCTTGAGGAAATTGGGCTGAAGGGCAAAGCACAGATAGTTGCTCTCACTGTCGCTCTCCGGGAGTCGGTAAAAGCAATAAAACCAGAGAACATCACGGCCATTAAGAATACCATTCGTCAGCAACTCGCCTTGCTGGGAGTGGAGGGTGTCCCCAAAGCAATTATTGATACTGCCGCCAAAGCAGTCCAAACAGGAGTTCTGACGGCAGAGCAAGCCGTGAGCGCCATCATGACGGGATACAAGGAATCCAGCAAGGTAATGCGCGAGTCCGGCGAATCTGCAATAACCGCGTCCAGGAAGTTCGCTGCGCTGTCGGAAAGCCTGGAGAAACTTAGCGCAGTTCCGCCCTCCGGAGGAGGGCCGCCTGGAGCAGCGCCGCCGGCTGGTGAGTTGCCGACAATCCCATCCGGCGAAGCGGCCAGGGTTCTCGCTGTTGCAAGCGCTTTTGACCAGGCCCGCAAATCCGCCAGGGGGTTCATGCGCTCCCTCATGGACTTGCGCTGGCAGGTATTTACCGTGATGTTTTTCGGCTACTTCCTCCAAAAGTCGCTCCGCACCATTTATAATGCAGCGCTGGAGGGAGCACGCAGTGTTGACCGGGTCACAAACGCTATACTGGTGCTTCGTGCTGCCGGTGTGACGAACATCAAAGACCTTGCTCGTGAAATGCAGAGCGCTGCTGCTGGGGCAATGACGCAGTGGGAGGCTGTGGTTGAACTTTCTCGCCTCGCTGCACTTGGGCTTCCGCCGGAATTGATTGAGTTGGCTCCGGAAATGATGCGCCTGTCATCATTGTTTGCCCTTGTGACTGGCGAGGTTTCCAATCAGCGAGAGGCTTTTGAGAAATGGACAGACTCCATTGCGAGAGGCGAAATCCGAATGGTAAGAACGGCTGGGATGGTCTCTGGCAATCTTGGCGACCTCCTTGAACTATATAAGCGTAACAGCGCCGAATCAGCGCGTTATAGCGAGGCGCTTGCAAAGGTTGTTCAGATGTTGGAGGAATCCGGCATTGCTGGCGTTACTTCAACCGAGCAACTAAACCAGATGCAGAAATCACTGCTCATCGTCTGGGCAGTTATGTTTTATGGCACTGCCGCAGCCGAAGCGCTGGGAACGTCGTTTGATAGACTTACCAGCGATGCTAACAAACTTGAACAGGCTGTCAATGACGTAAAAGCCGCGCTTCAGGCCACTCTCGGGGTGGCGATGGCGCCTCACCTTTCCCGACTTGCAGAAAGCATCTACGCTGCTTACGGTTCATTCATCAAATCAAAGAAATCTGCTGAGGAAATCGCGGAGGCATACCAGAAGGCCGCTGCTTACATTCAACAACTGCCAGCGGAGGAGATGAGGGCCCGTCTTGATGAAATAATTGCCGGGTCACGCCGTCTTGGTGTAACCGGTGTGAATGCCTGGAAAGCCTATGGGACGGAACTTGCCAGGGCATATATGCCCGCAGAGGCAATGGTTGACCTGACGGAAGAGCAAGTTGCGGCGCTGGGCTATCTCCTTGAAAGATTTATGAGGGTTGAGATTGGTGCTGGCGGCATTCTGGACCCGCTAATTGATGACGGCCGGGCGAATATAGAGATTACTGATGAGCAACGAGAGCGATTTGAGCAACTCCGGCAAGTTCTGCAAGAGGTTGGCATTATCGCCGAAGACACTGCGGGCGAGGTGCGTAGCCTGGTTGACGATGTCACTCAAGCCCTTCGCCAGGCCGGTCAGATGTTCCTGGAATGGTTGCGATGGGAAGAGGATTTGGAGATTGAGAGACGGCGCTGGGAGGAAGACCTGGCGCGCGAGCGCCAGAAACGGTTGCGAGATGCTGAAGAGGAACTCCGAAAGTCCAGACCCAAACTACGGAAGGACTATACTGACCGACTGCTTGAGGCCGAGCGGGACTACCAGCGGCGTCTTGAGAAAATCAATGAGGAACTGGCCGATAGGCTGCGTTCCATTTGGAGAGATTACTACGACGACATGCTTCGGGCCGAGATGGACCGGGATGCAGAATCGGCATTCTGGGCTGCTCGCCGGCGCGACCGTGAAATCCAGGAAGCGCACGAGGCTGCCGAACGGCAGCGTGCTGACGCATACCGTGCGTATCAGGATGCAATAGAGAATGCCCAAAAGCAGTATGAGGAGCAACTCGCGTTACTGCGCGAGCGTTACCAGCAAGAACTGGAGGAAATTCGGCGCTGGGAAGAAATGGAGCGGGAGGAACGGGCAATCCGCGAACGACGCGAGCGCGAGGACCGCGAGCGCGAGGCCAATCGTAGATTGCAGGACCTGATGCGAGACCTGATGCTGGAGTACGAACTTCAGAAAATTGCGAATGACCAGACACTGTCCGAAGAAGAAAAGTTCCGCCGATCGGCAGCGGTTATCATGTCCGCATACTCACGCGACCAGATAACGATAACTACTGATATGGTGAACGCTTTGAAAGGGCTCCATATAAACTACTTCGGATTTTTGTACCAGCAGTTCGGGCAGTTAAGGAATACCATCCAGATGGGTGGCGCAACGACGCTGACTGCGGTGCGGAATACTGTGCAAAGTTATCTGAATTGGCTGAACAGTGCCATTTCATACACCGTAAGTCTTCTTTCGGCGCTGCGGTCAATGGCTGGTTCTGCCGGTGTTTCGTTTCCTGGCACATCACGGCCTGGCGTGCAACCGAGAGCCAGAGGTGGCATTGACATAGTCACCGGGCCAACCCACTTTATTGCAGGGGAAGCCGGGCCGGAGTTGGTCATCACCCAACCGCTCCGGCGGGAAGGTGGTTACCCAGTCCAAATACCGCCGATTGCCCTCACCCACCAACTTAACGCGGTGGTGAGGGCCGAGGTTGCCGGGCTGACAGGCCAAATAGAGGCTACGGTAACGGAAAGCCTTGAGCGGTTATTCAGGTCCGGCTTCCATAAGGTGAGAGGATGGTAGATGGTCATCAACGACCTCGTCGTACCAGATCCAGAGACAGTATCTTGGGAAACGCCAAAGGTTATTGGCTACACCATCGGCGGTGAGCCTGTTCTTTCCACTGGCTGGTCGTGCGAACTTTCGTTCGCTCTACCCGCCGAACTTGACCTGTTCGGCATATTTTACCAGTTGTTAGGCGAGAGCGTAACAGTCACCCTTCCCGGGCCGGACGGGTGCGAGACCACCATGCGGGGATTCATTTCCAGGGTGCAAAAAAGGATTCGCCTTAGCGTAGCCGACGGCGTGGACGTTACCATAGAGTATCTAAACCCGGTGGTTGGCATATAGTATGAGAAGGACACTACAGCCATCATCCGTTGTGATTCAACCACGCGTGGACTGGGATTTCATTGCCAGGGTTGCTTCTACCGGGCGCTCTTTAATGACTGTGTCGGTCACAGATGTCACCGGCATGCTTCCCCTGGCTGGTGAACTGGCCTATATCGGCACATCCCCGCGACATTGGGACGTGGGGATGGTTCGTATTCGTGGCGCCAGCGAGGACTCGCTTTCCGTTTCGGAGAACGAGATTGAGTGGAGCACCGATTTGTACATCTGGTGCCCACGGACCTTTGCGCCACTTCCACGCCTCCAGCGCGTTGCGGACGTTTCCGGGACGCCAACCGTCTGGAAAGATACGGACCTGGAGCCAGTGCCGCTACCGCCAAAGGTGAACATCCAGTGTAGCCTCTTTTCCAGTGGCGACCTGTCTGGCGTGATATCCGCGTACGCTTTTGAGGCAGGGGCCAGCATTGCCTCCATGAGTGTGACCTGTTATCCTGATGGGAGTGTGACATTCTCTCCGCCGTCATTTCACATTGCGTTCCCGACACCTGGGTACAAAATCATTGTTGCAGAAGCAACGGACAGCAACGGCCAGACCGGAAGAATGGTTTTGCCCGTGCTGGTCAATATCACAGATTCACCGGACGTCATCATTGACGAGATTTCCTGGTCGCCGGGCGAAGGAGTTGTCGTCAGAGTTTCCTCACCTCTTTCCGAACCTCCGCCGCTGACCCCGGCGTTCATTCGCTATGGGAGCAAAGAGTTCCTGCTGTGGGTGCTTCCGGAGGAAGACGCTATCAAGGCGGGTGAATGGCGTTCTCAACTCACCCTGCTTTCTTCTGTAGCCCTGCTGGACCGTATAGTGTCGCATGCTTTTGTTCTTGAGGATGGGGCAAGGAACAGTTGGTACAGGGTACCAAGTCTGACGGCGGCCAGAGCGCTTCATCTGCTATTGGAGTTCCACTCAACGTTCAACCTTACAACACCTGTCTACTATCAGTCTGCACGGATGAACTTGCCCATCAAGTCTCAATCCTTCAGCGAGGGCTCGGTACTCAGCCAGGCCAATGATTTGCTGGAGGATGCTTTGTCACGCTTTGTGCAGTTCGGGGTTGATGCTCTTGTAGTAGAAGAACCACTGCTGTTGTGGGACCGCTCATCGGTTCAGCGTTACTCGGTAACCCCGATGGAGATTCGCGAGAAGCAACCTTCGCCCATTGGAGAACTACGGGCAGGCGGCTTTGCCTATGACACGCCGTATTTGTCCAGATACCCGGGTACCACACCGGACATCTGGCAGGGGAAAGAAGACGTTGAGGGACTTATCGTCAGCAGCCAGGAAGACCTGAACCGTGTCTCTGGATTGCTGTACATGTTTAAGATATACCCGGAGGTTAATGCATCCATTGCGGAAGACCTCCACGAGTTACAGGTGCCCGGACTCTGGAATGTGGGAGGGTATGTTACTGGGAGTCCACAGAGAATTTCCGCTCGCCCGAGCGGACAGTCGTTTCTTGTTGAGGCAACGGTTAAAGTTGAGACTCCCAGGGTTGCTGGCGAAACCATAATCATCCCACCGCCTCCACCTGCGACTCCTCCGGAATGGCCGGTGCCACCAATGCCAGAACCACCGCCTTTCTACTCCGGCGAAGGGCTTGCGTGGCTGCTGGATGCTGGGTATGTGTATCGGAGCAGTGATTACTACTCGCCTTACCCGCACTGGCAGCAGGTCCTGGCACTTGGTGATGTTAACCCTGGTGGGAAACCCTTTGTGGACTTTCGCTACGTGGAACGGGCGGGGGGCGTGTCCATTGTTGTCGTCACTGAGGATGGCGAAGTCGTTTATCTACCAGATTGCAATGCTGAGCATGTCGGACCGGCGGACTGGCAAACGCTGGTCTCTAAGGAGACGCTCCACAGCCTGGTCTCGTCTTATCTGGGCGAGTTCGTAGACCCGGCAAACACTACGGTTTACCAGTTGATGTCGTTGGTTCATAGGCCCAACTACATTGGCCTCATCGCCCGTTTTGAGAACCCCGACACGCACTACACTTTCGTAACATACTGCTTTAGTGAGGACTGGGGCCAGACCTGGAATTTCTATTCTGACCCCTGGTGGCGCGTGTATGTATATACCAGAAAATGCTGGTGGCTTGAGAACACAGCCGGTACAGATGAACTGATAGGAATGTTCGGTACAGGAATTGTCACACATCCCTCGTACCTGTATCGCTCGCTAAATCGCGGTAGCACCTGGGTCCGCATTGGACCTGACCAGGGTGTTGCTGAGACGTGCAAGTTTCGTAAGCCCTGGCAACAAGGCACATCCGGTGGAAGGATGTACAAAACGGGCATGCCCTGGGGCAGTAATTCGCACCGATTCGCGGTCACGGACGACATGGGGCAGAATTGGACAGAACTTGCTCCAAGTTACTGTGAACCTGTGGGGAGTGGCATAGAGTACTGGACTTACAACCAGAACCAGGTTGCTATTGTACTGTACGATGACGAGACGGATACCTTTGCGTTCTTTGAGTATCTGGATGGGAGACTTGAGCGGAAAACCGATGTCCCCAATGGTAGCAAGTTTCCATACCACCTGGGAGTGTACGGAAACCCTGCAAACGCCCGTGAATGGACTGTACTGACACAGTTTGACACTTATACCGCTGGTGACACGAGAGTGCTCATCAGTAATACACTTGACGGTGGGCTGACGTGGTCAGACAAGACCGGCACGTACAGCGGTTTTCTCAGAGAACCACGCAAATTCTTGCTAACGCCGCCGTTCGGTATTCACCAGTAGCACCCGTCACCGGTAGCCATGCTGATTCATACCGCAGGAATAATTGCCGACGCTCTCGCCAATGAGGGCACTCACCTGACCGGGGTCATCACCGATGTAGTAGAGAGAAACGTGGTCCTGGTCAGGACCAGTAATGGCGTGATTCGGGCATTGAACTATTCGCTTCCGGCCCGGATAGGTCTGCCGGTTGTGGTGGAGTTCAGAGCGTCGGCCTGGGTGGTCACCGGGTTGGACCACCTGGCGATGCCCAGCCTGGGCAATGTCCACTACGTCCCAGGCCACCATGACGCACATGAGTTCGCACGCGAGGGTGGGGGAGATGATGTTGTCTGGCTTAAGAAAGAGCAATACACCCCACTTCTGGTGGCGCCAACTGTCCCGCCAAGCCTCTGGGTGCGAGTGTTCCCCAGCACGGTTATTGGGAAAGACTTGCGGATAAGGCAACTGCTCACCGTAATGCTTGTTGATTTGCAACCTCACATCGGTGAGAGCACAAGATATGTCCTGGTCTGCTTCAATCTTGAGACATGTTTGCCGGAGGCCGTATCATCAGAATTTATTCCGGAAATCCCGGTGGGCTCAGTACCACTGGCGCTGATTCGGCTCGCGCCAGGGGCAACGTCAGTTGGCTGGCAGGACATATTAGATATTCGCGAGTTGCCGCCTACTCTCGCTCCTGTTGCGTTAGAACAGATTCAGGAAGTCGCGGGCCGGCTGAACTCCATTCGCCGGATTGCTTTGTCGGGCAGCGTCAGTTTCTATGAAGCGACCGATAGCGGACTGGTTGCTGCTCTATCGGACGCCATAGCCGGTGACCGGGTTATCACACCTACAGCCGAGTTCTCTGCAAACATTACCGTACCGGCAGGGGTCGTGTTGGATTTTGCTAACTCTGTGTTTTCCGGTACAATCTCCGGCGACGGCATCGTGAAGAATTATCAGGAGCCATAGAATGGGGAAGATAGGGATTGGTAAGCATGTGATTATCTCTGCCCCTTCCGCGCCGCTGGAACTGGACGGTATCCCATTCCGCTCGGAAGCATTTGTGGATGGGGAGTACCTCCGGTACCTGAGTGGTCAAATTATCACTGGACCGGGTGGGGGCGGGAGCAGCGGCTCATTCCCGACCAGGCCATTCAGGGTAACCTCTGACGGAGTAGTGGAATACGATAGCATTCAGGCCGCTATTGATGCTGCGTCTGCTGACGATGTCATCTATGTCCCGGCGCCGCCGTCCGGCACGTCTGGCTACAACGAGCAGATTGTGGTGAATAAGCAGGTCAATCTGGTTGCCATTGGTGGGAAACGATGCCGGATTACCCATCCTGATGGCCCCGTAGTGACTGTAACCAGCCGATGCCGGATTACTGGATTCTGGATTGAGGCGGGTAGCGGGACAGCAATTCGTTTTGACGAGGGCAGCGAATACGCCATTATAGACGACGTGGAAACGAACAGTGTGGAAATTAACATAAGCGATGGCTGGGTGTATTTCAATTTTGTTCGCTGCTACACCCTGACCATTAACTCAAGCGCGACGACCAACGTGCTGGATGCCAGGTTTTGCTTTATTCTGGAACTGATTGGTGGTGACAGTCCGTCTACTGTCACTCTTTTTAATTCCTACCTGGGCACGTTTAGCGGTGCTATTACAATCCACCATTCCGGCGGTTCCCCGGCCGACTTCCTTCCCTCTGAACAGTACCGAAATTACAATATCCCCTGGGCAACAGAAGTTGACTCGTACCTGGTTTATCGCCCAAGTCTGGGGTGCTGGTTGCCAGAACCACTTCCTGAACTTGGCGGGGGCGGCTATCCGCTCAGGCCGTTTAGGGTGGTAAATGGCGAGATAATTGAGTACGACACCATCCAGGAGGCAGTTAACGCCGGTGGGGTTGTTTATATCCCACCCGGGCAGTACAACGAAGCAATCGCCATTACCAACGACGTCACCATCATCGGGCTGGTCCCTGGTGGCACCTTTATTTCCAGTGACTCAGACCCCGTATTTTCTATAAGCAACGGTACTGTGTATCTGACCAATGTAAGAATCTCCGGACTCGCGTCCAATCAAGTATTGCTTACCGGCACAGCAGATGTTCGTTTGACCAACGTCAATTGCGGCCGACTCCGCATGCAAGACGAGTCGTTCCTGGAGTGTTGGTTTAGCAACATATTCCTTGTACAATCCCATGAGCAATCTGGGTTAAGAGTGCGAGCGAACCTCAGCAAAATCCTGAATTTGGGGCTTGATGGGGCTGAGGCCGAGTTGAACAGCACTTACCTGGGTGGTATGGCGGGGTATGGCGTAATTCGTCACTCGGGTGGGTCACCAGGAAACTTCATATACGAAGGGATAACCTGTGACTATTACAACCTGAATATCCCCTATCAGCCACTGGCGCCCTCTGTCCTTGTATGGACGGAAGACAGATGGCGCCCGCTTCCGCTTGACGAATTACCTGGCGGTGGTAGTGGTGAGCCGCACCACACGACTCACGAGGATGGCGGCACTGACGAAATCAACGTTAACGGTCTGTCTGGACGACTGGCCGACTACCAGAAAGCGGACCAGATTGGTCCCTGGCCGGTGGATATTTCCACTCCACCGCAGGACGGGTTTGTCCTGGGTTGGAGCGCAAGTCAGGGCAAGATTGTCTGGCTGGACCCGCCGCAATTGAGCGTTTCGCTTCCTTTATCGCTGTCGCCTATGGAAGCGTCAACTCAGACCGAGTCCAGCACGGTCAGTATTAACCTCACACTTTCCAATGTTCCGGGGTGAGAAATGGCGTACTTCGCTCTTAACACAAGCGACCGACTCTCATTGCAGAACTCGCTGATTAGCGCAATGGACCAATGCGGTATGGAGCCTACGGTGCTGTACAACGTGGCGGGCACTTTGGTGTGGAGTTTCAACCGGTCCGCTAAAGTGCAGAAAATGACGTTGAACAATGATACCGAAAAGCGGCCCGCGTTCTACTACGGCGACTCGCACACAGGGGGTGGCAGCCTGTCCAACCAGGTCACGGTTACGAGCGCTCCCACCGTGTCCGATTCGTTTGGCAACTGGTGGTTTGTGGCAAATGCCGACGCATGTGCTATAGTCATCAAGAGCAGTACCAATTATGCCACGATGTTTTGGGCAAAGGCAGACACGAATGAGTTAATTGGAATATTGGATAGTGGTGTTTGGACTTCGGCCAGCGTGCGGTATGTGCCGACTGGCGCGGCAATCTATCTCTCTGGAGCGCCGTATTTTGGCTCATTCTTACTGAAAAATTCCAGCGGGACGTATTACTACAGTTGTGATATTTTTGTAGTAGATAGTGGTGGGAGACTGCTTCATACATCCGTTGGTGGGATTAAATGGCTTTGCCGTGACGGGTCCTACGTGGCCGGGCTGGAGGTGTATGGCAACGACCTGGTATTGACGGGAGGTACCCCTGACCTTCCGGTTGCGTGGGTGGCTCCCACTCTCTACATGCCCGGTGGCGCCAGTTGGTCTCCGTAAAGGGGTGGGCGATGGAGTCAAAAAGCCATCTTGCTGAGGCTCTGGCCAGGCTGGATTCCCTTAGCCAGCAGTTAGTCAGGCTGGTCAATGCCGTAGATGAACTGAATACCACAACGGCAAAACTGTGGGTGGTGACCTGTGGTGATGGGGATGGCCTGGTGAACCGATTAAGCATGTTGGAGGAGCGCATATTCGTGGATGACAGAGGCATTCTATCGCGACTCACCAGAGTGGAGCAGGGACTGCGACGAATAGAAAAAGTGCTGGAGATAGTGCTATCAACTCTGATAGTGGCAATAATCACAGCGGTAATGGGTCTGATACTGAGGTGAAAAAGCAAGAGGTAGAAAAGCAACAGGCGGCGTCTTTGCAGGCGCCGCCTGTTGTCTTGCGGGAGCCGGGCCAGAATCAATAATTTCTGTGCCCGGCTTTTACTTTGTCCACCGGATTGTGACATACGGGTTGCCCTCTTTCCGGAACTGCAAGATTTCCGGATGGGCCGCCGCATATCCCTCCAATGCCTGGGTATCCCATGCCACTCGCCCCCTGTTGTACACCGCAATCGCTTTGTTGGCCTTGACGGTCTGGCCAATGGCCAACACTCCAGCCTCTATCTGTTGCTTCAGCACGCGAATTTCTTCTTCCAGTGCATGAATGACCGGCTGGTAAACCTCGTCAATCGCCATGATTGCGGCTTTTACCTCTGGCGGGATTGCCGCTTCACGTTTCTCCTGTGCTTCTGCGACAACGGCCTCCAGGCGCTCGTGCAGGTCGCAATAGTGGTCAAGCAGTTCCGCAACGTCCATTGCCAATCCGGGTAGCCAGGTGGGTACTTGCCTTGTACAGGCCGGTCACGGTAAGACCGGCCACAAGGCCATCCATAACGGCCTGCCAGGTAAGCCCGTACTGGCCTACGGCCAGGCCCACACCGAAGGCAATCGCCACGACCGGCCAACACCAGTCTGGCGCGTCCGGGACGTAATGCCGGACAACCGACTTGACCAATTCGGTTAGTGCAACTATCAGCAGGTAATCCATGACTCACCTCCTTATGGAAAGATGAACTTGATTCTTGTGATTGGCACACAGGAATCACGCTTCAGCATTGAGGCGACCTTCGCGCATGGCCTGCAGAACGATGTAATCAAACTATTCGTCCCGTCCGCGTTCGGGATAGCACGAATAATCGCCAGGGCGCAGTAGGTGTCGGTCTCATCGGACACCACCACCACCACGCGTGGCTGGTATCCGTTGCCGGGCGGACAGAAGTACGTATTGTAGTTGGCACCCAGCCGAAGCGCGATTTTTACCACAAGCCACGCCGTGATATGAACGTGGTCTTTCATGAGGTGTGTTAACCGCCCGGCGTCGTTCACAATGACATCTGTGTTTATGTTGCCCACATCTGCAACATACACGCGCATGCCATTGATGGCCCACACTGCCCACACCGACAGTGCGGCCAGCGCGACAATTAGCATGAGGGTAACGGGAAAATACAGGGCCGCTCGCATGGCTTTTCTCCTTACACAACGAGTTTTGCTTCCCTGAGCGCATGCAGAGCAAGCGCAATCGCCTCACCGATTGCGGCATCTGCTTTCTCTGAATTAGCATATCTGGCAACGCCGCCCAGAATCTTTGCCGCTTCAAGCACGGCGTCATATTTTTCGCGGACGGCGTCTGGTAGTTCCGAATCCGGTTCTGCTATGGTGAATGTGTCGCGAAGAAGCAGTGGACGCAATGCTTCTTCAATCAGCCTGCTTTCCCCTCTCAGGAGATTAACCTTGCGCCCGGTCGGGAATCTGATTGACCAGCCATGCATTTCGCGGATGAACGCGATGACCAGGTCGCCATCGTGATTGCATGCAACGATTCCCGGCCCCACCGTCGCGGCGAGGCAGAGTGGGCCGACACCGTGCTCCTGCACGAGGCGGGCAAGTATGGTAGCGTCGGCAGTCAAATCGGCGTGATACCGTTTTACCCGCCCGAATCCTCCTACAGATATAATTTTAACTGTGTTGAGCAGGACCACCAGTGAGCGCGATGCTTTCCTTATCGTGAATTCAACTGTTGGCATTTCTTCCTCCAGTAGCATACGGTTGACGGGGATACACCGTTCATTCTGGCCCACTCACGGACGGAGACGCCTTTCGGTATCTCCGCCAGGTGGCGTCTGACAGAGGATTTCTTCCCGAGCACTGGCCCAATCCGTTTCCACACTGTGGAGTGAGAAATTCCATGCTTGTTCGCCACTCTTCTGACGGATAGCAGTTCTATATAATCCTGCTCAAGTTCATCTTTGGATGGGACACGCTTTGTCATGTTTCCCCCTCATGCCTGGAGTTCTGGGACGTTTACTTGCCTGATGGTGTCTCGGGTGTGCGGTGGTATTACGGGCACACTCTGGCCGCACCTGTGTGTATTCGGCGGTATATGGCCGCGTGAGATATAAAACAGATTCGTCGCGTTAACCCGGACCCAAAATAGCGCACGGCATGTCTTGCATCTGACGAGTATCCCAACGCCAGGGTCGTCGTTAAGAGTTACCATGAAAACGTTCTCGTCATCTGTGATGAAGATAACGGCGTTCCAGAACGGGTCCCACTCGGCCCCCAGCACCTTCGCTGAGGTAACGGTAATCAGCAGTTGATGGGCTTGCTTAATCGCCGCCGCTCTCCCTGCTTCCGCCTGGCTCAGCGCTTTCAATGATTGAAATCGCTTGCTCAAGTTGCTCATAAGTCACCTCCGTAATGGAAACCCCCAGAGATTCTTTCAGCATGGCGCTTGCCTGGGCCGGAGTGATTCCACGAGACTTCGCGGCATTGAGCAGCACTACGGACGGGGCCGGTTGCTTTTCCACCCGCTCTGTTGCTACGTTAATTGCTCCGGTGAGGTCCTCCAGGGCTCGGTTAATCGCCCGTGTAAGGGCCTTCATCGGAACGTGGTGCTGTGGGACCGGTTTCCCCTCGTGCTCTTCCCGCGATGCCATCCCAACCGAGGGGATAACCCGGTCTCCGGCTTGAAGGGCAATAGCCGCGATTGCGCTGGTTACCTGACCTTCCGGTGACAGAATAAGCGTGAGCGACATATAGTTGTTTGCTATGGTCATCGCGGAAAGATTGCCAACAGGGGACACGGTAACGGACGTGTTTCCCACTGATTCGCTTCCGACCTGGATTGCCGCACCGATGGCGCGCAGTCCGGCGCGAGTGGGCCGGACGACAAGCGTGCCGCCGGAGGCGCGGGCGGCCGCCCGCGCCTCCTCAATGCTGGCGAAAAACGCCTGCTTCCCGTCCGGCTTTATAAGGACGCAGTACGTGCTTCCGTCTGGGACCAGAGAAGCGAATTGCTCCATCGGGTAGTTTTCACCCAGAGCATCAACGGCACTCTTTTTCTTCCTCGCAGGTGTAGTCCCGGCCATCTTGCACCTCCTGTTTTAAGCGGAGAAGTTGAAAGCGGTGATGTGGAAGGCATCGTCCTGGACGGCGCCGTCAATCAGTCCCAGGGCCGACAGCCTGACACACCAGCCGATGATGCCCCCATACTTCTTGAGGCGACTGATGCGTTCTTCTGTTGTCGCGAATGCCTCTTCCATCGCGCTGGGTATGGGTATGGGGGAGTCACTGGACGGCTGGCCGAACTGCATGAGGTCAAGGGTCATGTTGAGGTCCTCCTCATCAGCAGTCGGCTCTGCAACTCCAACGGGGACCCATACCGAGTACGAGAATCGGGGCTCAGACCCTTCTTTGTACCGGTTTTCCCAGAAGAGCGGTCCCAGGAGGGCTTCCTCACCGTGCTCCTCGGTTATGGCTACCGCCGCAGCACGGAACTCCCGGTACTTCGGCGACTGCAAAGCAGTGCCGATGGTGTCCCTGAGCACCCGACCGTCCACGCAGTGTACGACAAGACTGATGACCTGCCTGGTCCTTCCATCCTGGAAGGTCTGCGTGGTTTCGGCAAGTTCTACCATTCTCCCGATTACCTGTGTTGATTTGATTACGGCAAGGTTTACTGGCATGTCGGACCTCCTTTGTAAGATTTGTTACTTCATCCAGAACACTGCCTGTCTCACATATTCAGGCAGATGTTCCTCCAGCAAGCGGAAATTGGCATCCAGTACGTATGTAACGCCTGTTGCTTCGGGAGACCGCACGAGTCTCCCGTATGCCTGAACAAAATTTGTCACGGCGTCTTCAAGTGAGCCGTCCCCCTTTTTCGGGAAAGGGACTTTCGCCACCACCTGCCATTTTGCGGCGGCGAAGTCAACTCCCATCGTCATGGACGGAGACACAATGATTTTATCTCCGCCAAGCCGGGCTGTTTCTATTGCCTCTGTTCTTCCTTTCCCAAATGCAGCGACAACTCTTCCGTTCAGTCGTTTTTTCAGCGCTGTTGCTACTGCTTCCGCCAGTCTGGTATTTCCGGTGTGGACGATGCCCACCCCGCCGTGCCGCCTGGAAATTTTCTCAACCGCTGCGGCGATGTGGTCGGCATAAGACAGACAATTATCACCGGTCAGCGCTCCCACAGGCTGAACGAAGATTGGTCGCTGTTTCGCCGGAATTTCCACGCCCATTCTTACAGTCCTGCCTGCCAGTGCAAGTTGCCAATCTGGAACCGTGGCCGACATCAGGAGCACTTTTGGGTATAGCCTTAACAATGCCCCATGGTCAATGGTGCCGTTTTTCAGGATGCCCCTTTCACCTGCCAGGGCAATCTTAAGAATCTTTGCAAGTGTCTGGATTCTTACTCTGTCGTTCGTCTCCGCTGCTTCTTTGATAGCACTCTTTATCTGACCGGAAGTGGGATACAAAAGGAGTAGAGAACGTTCCTGGTCTGTTGGTGTGAGCGCGTCTTCAACAGTTTTTTCCCACAAGTGGGACTCGTCAATAATGACGAGTCTATTCTGAATAATAGGGTCATAGGCAATGGTTGCGGCAAGTAGAAACGCGTGCGTGGTCACGAACTCAACGCTTTTTGAGCACTCATAGCGGGCCTTCAAGTAGGCGCACGACTGTTTGAATAAGCAAGGGATACCGCCGATACAAGGCGCATCGGCGGCCGTGCCGCCCAGTTCGCATGGGTAGTTCTGCCTCCCGTAAATGCTCTGCTTCACGCCGAGCATTTTTTTCCACTGCTCGGCAAGTTGTATGGTGGGAACCGCAATGACCGTAGTAAGGTTCAGGCATCTTGTAGCGGCGAGCGACATTCCGGACTTTCCGGCGCCTGTTGGCGCCGAGAACGCGATGATGCCTTTTCTGTTCTTCATCGCGTTAATCAACTCTGATACTGCTTCTGCCTGACCAGGTCTGGGTCGCCAGCCAAGTTTGGCGATTGCTCTTTCTCCGATAGTCTTGCCAGCCATCTTGCACGCCTCCATTCGCGCCAGTAAATTTGGTGCACTCGCTGCCGGGTTAGAGACAACTCCTTTGCTGCTTTAGCGAAGCACCTGTGCTTTAGCACTGCGCTGACGACCTCCGGTCGTTTCGGCACGTAGGATGGAGGAAAGTCCGCGAACGTTTCCTCCAGTGGAGGTCTTACCGGGTTTAATGACCTTCGCATACTTGCACTCCTTTTCTTTGCAGTCTGGGCACAGCGGAGCAACGGATGTCCCGCTGACAACGACAGTCCTCAAACCAACGACAACAAGGGGAACTGAGGTTATCAAACCATCACCGAGAATGGATGCCTGGGTTATCAATTTACTGATGTTCGGGCAAGTGTCAAGCGGCGTGGTGTGAGCAGACTTTACGACGGGTTTCACTTCTATCGCGTCAACTCCGCTGGGCGGGGAATGGGTCCCGCTGATAAAGCAGACCACCGCTGGCCGAAATGGCTGTGGTATGGGCTGACCAGGCAGTACGGCGACCACTGGCCGAAGTATGTCAAATTCTTTTTCGCTCGCGCTTGCTGTCATTGCTCAATCCTGTAAAGGGTGATAGTTGTGGATTCCTCTGTGTCCCGGTGGAGTGTTGACTCCAGCCAAACCACCTGTCTGTCGTCCTTGTAGACAATCCCGTTCAGTGCGTCCAATACGCTTTTGATAAGATTGTCTATGTCGGACTTCCTGCGCCCGGCTATCCGGAAAGTGATGCGGACTCCGACGTCGCCGTCAAGCCAGGCTGTCCCTTTTGCAATGAGAGCAATGGAGTCCTTGTAGGCAGTGACGGACGGCGGAATGAATACTCGTGAGCCGGACAGCCTCGGCCTCGGCATCGGTATTGGCCTGCCGGGCACAGTGAACTCAACCACCGGTGTTTTCCTCATTGGTATCCACCTTCCTCACCGAGAATGATACTGGAAGCCCATCCGTCATCCAGGGCTGTGGCGTTGCTTTTACCCCGAAGAATGATTCCCCGACAATCAGTACGCCTGACCCTCTGAACGATGGTGGAACACCGCGAGATTCAAGCCAGGCAGTCACTCCCTGCTCGGCAATTTGTTGTAGCAGGTTTTCGGCTTTTTCTCTGTCGCCGCCGCTGGCAAGGGCGGCGTTGACATATGCATAGACAGGGATGTCCGGCGAAATTTCATCGCCGAAGGTTTTGTAAACCACCGCCCAGTTTATGGCGGTGGAACGACTTACTCCCACAAGAGAGGCGAAGTAGTCTGTCTGGCCGCACTCGGCGGCCTGCAGCGCCAGACGCATTAGTTCCACCTGTGCATCGCGGAGGCGCTCTACAGCGCTAATGACATGCGCTTCAAAGTCCTCCGGCAGACTGTTGTACGCCCGAACCAGTTGTTTGACAGATAGTCCTCTCATTCCAACACCCGCTCAGCAATTGTTACTGCAAGTTGTGGATGGGCAATTCCAGTCACTACCATGAATGCCGCCAGCGACTCCCTTGTCCATGGCCCCGGAACTCCCAGGTCTTCCGGGTGCTGGCTGGCAATTAACCTGGCGAGTTTCTCCGGGGCTTTTGCTCCAATGACCTTCCAGTTCGCGCTCACCGGCAGGCCCGCGGAGATTGCGAATGCCAGCCTTGCACGCTCCCCGAGGTCAAGGTCCGTCGCTGACGGAGTGACAAACTTTCCTGTAACGACGTCCACCCGGACCATCGCGACCTGTAGTGGCTTATCTGCACGGACGATACGCTGGAAAATGATGAGTCGTTCTACCAGTTGTCCCCCGGGTATTCCTGGCGGGCGCAACTGGACGCTAATGTACGGCTGGGCAACTGTGACAATCTCAAGTCCGGAGTCGCTGACGGACAGTTCCTGCTGGCTGAAAGCAATGGGCGGCAATCGCGGGTCTCGCGGTCTGGCGAGAATCCACCCCCTGGCAAAAACCAGGCCGTAATCGCTCAGCAGGCCTGCATCCTTTGCCCTGTTAATGGCGATAAACCGGGTGGCCCACCCCTTTGCGAAACGAAACGGCCTCCAGATTTCCCAGAACTTTGTTGTTAAAAACGACAACTCTGGAGCAACAAAATAAATGTGATAGCGGGGGACCCGGAGGGTTCGGTGGTACTGCTCCGGGTCCCACTCCGAGTCGGCGAATGCCTGGTTTGCGAGTTCAACAACCTCCATCGCACCTGAATTTCCTGACCAACTGTGATTGTGCTGGTGAGAGATTGTTGCATACAGGGCAGGGTGTGGCAATCATGCCACGCTGCTCGTCCACGAGAAACATGGTTCCCCATCCGTTGCAGTTTGAGCACGGCCCCACCGCCTGCGGTATGACAACCTCAACAACTGTCGTTCCTAATGGGACGACGGCGACTCTTTCGCCAGCAGTTCTTTGTGGTTGTCCATGATTACGCTCCATGTGTACTCTCCCACTTCGCTCAGAAGGGACGGGTAGTTCGCTACGGCTCTGAGAACGGAGAATTCTGGCGGGACGTTGTAGGAAGGGAAGCGTTCCTGGAGAAGAGCGAGGTTGTGGTCAGCGCGAGGTGTTTTCCATTCTGTACCGAATGCATGGTATCCGTCAAGTATGCTGAGAGCAGTATTGTAGGGCAACCGTGTCCCGGCGATGGCCTTTGCCACAGTTACAATGCCGGGGTCAAGCGGGAGAGGTGCTGTGGTTTCATCTGGGGTCTGGAGCGTGAATACCACGCTGGTGCCGGGGAAGAAATTCCCTGAGCGGAACCGGGTCATCCACCAGATTTCCAGAAGCCCAACTGATGCTGGCACCCCGGTCTTGGCGCCAACCGGGTTTTCAACGAGGGAAACACTTGTGCAGTACTTGCAGAAGGATTCGGTTTCCGAAACCTTCCCGCACATCCAGCATGAGTAGGCCGTTTTGTAGCCATCGGTCAGGCGCCATAACAGGCGCTTCCGCCAGGGGCCAAGCGGCAACGGGGAGGCTGCATACGGGATGTTGTGATTGTTCAACGTGGAGGCAATGGCGAAGATGATGCCGGGGTCCTCGCTGAATACGAGCCCCTGAACGGGCGAGACGAAGTACTGTGATTGGGCCAGGCGGTCCATAATGTGCTCAACCGCCTTTGCCTCCTGAGCATTGAAAGCAATCGTGTACATAGGTCACCTCCTGCGGGAATTTTTGGGTTTTTCATAACCATTGTTTCGCATTTATTATACCACAAAGTTTCGGTTTTGTCAAGCCCTTCTTAATAGTTTTTTTGCGCAATTTTTTGGGGGGATTCCCCCCCCCCACACCCCCCCCTATAATTTTTTAGGAATGAATGGCGTAAGGATAGTACCAGTTTTGTGGTCTATTGTCAAGAGTTGGGTATACTACTTTTGGGTAGTTTGTCAATACCACTTTAGGGTAATAAGACGGTGACCGGTCTGTGTTCGGTGCATACTCCGGGATTACTGTGTCAATACCACTAAAGTAGTATTGCCTGCTGGGGTATTCTGTGGTAGAATTGCGGTACACGAGCAGCAGGACAGGGTTGCGGCCTAACAGGTAATAACGCACAGAAACCTGAGAAGTTATTACCTGTTAGGAGTCGGGTCATCTTGCACCTCCTGTGGGATGAGGGCGCCCGGCGTTTGCCGGGTGTCCCTCTTTTTTCTTCTCTTTGCTGGCGCCAGCCAGTTGCTCCGACTTTCCGGGACAATGGCCTGCACCCAGGCAAGCCACAGTCCTCTCTCTCTGGCATAGCGCACCCATCTCCGGAAGAGTTTGCTGTTCGGGGGTACCTTTGTCCAGTTACCTTCAGCCGCGGGGATGGGCCAGCATTTCTTCCACATCCCGCTTTTTGAAGGTCTCTTGACTCCTACCTCAACGACAAAGATGCCGAGGCTCTGGCCGTCTTCGTGGATTCTGACAGCCAAATCGTCTGCGGCCTGTCTTGCCTGCTCTGTGTCTGCGATAATTTCCAGCAAGTCTTTAGAAAGCACCTCACCGATTTTCATGATGACCTCCTGTTGATGTTATTATACTTCCTGCCTGACGCCGGGGCAATCCGGCGTTCGTCGCGCTCTGAGTTCTGCGGGTACTTCCCGATAATTTCCTCGCAAACTCTTATAGCCCTCGCCAGCCCTGCTGGCGTCCACAGGTAATGGTGACCAACCAGGGCTTCTATGCCGGCCTGCGACTCAACAGCCAGTGACACCGACACCCAGGCTGTGGGCGGGTAGCACCTGGGATAGTATAGCCGCAGTTGAGGCCATTGCCCCTCCATGAAGACGATTTCTGCGCCGGGCCACAAGCGAACCCTATCCCCGCTCCTGACGAAGTTCATCACCAGCACCTGTGCCGCATACTGCAGGTACCACAACAGGGCTGCGAAGTACAGTTCCGGTGGTTTCATTGCGGCCTTAAACGCTCCCACGAGTTCCAGCGCTGCGACCCGGGCTTTGATTTCGTCAAGTGCACCTTTCTGCCAGGGAAGGTCCAGCACGAAGGCTGACATCCTGTCCAGGTATTCCTGGAGACCGGCGATGAGCATCGTTGCCCGGGCGACTTCGGCACTGTTCAGTTTTGACTTTCTTGCCAGCGTCTTCCAGTACCCATAGCCAACCCTGACGCGACTCCCGTCTGGCAGGTCTGCATAATAGAAGCAGTGCTGCGGCGTGACGTAGCGCCGCTTTTCGCCGGTTCCAGGCCAGGTGACACCATCGCCAATTACGAACCGGATTTCTGCCGGATTTACTGGTAATGAGGCACATGGCCATGGTGCCCGCAGATTTTTCACGGCTTCCTCAAACTTCCTGATTGCTTCTGTCCTATTCATCTTTGCCTCCTCCTGTCCACCTGGAGAACGTTCAGGAATGCTTGTCAAGTGCTTCCATGCAACTGACAACTTATCATTTGCCTCCCCTTGCCAGAAGGATTTCGTCAATTCGCTCCATTGCGCGGATGATGCTGGCGTAGTCGTTGACAGGCATTGTGTCCTCCAGCCAGTATGCCACACCGGTGATTGATACAGGGTGGTGCTCGGCGAACCTGCCTCTCACGTAATAACGAGGGCAGGCCATGTCCGGAAATTCGCGGGGTATCTGTGCCAGCAGGCATAGTTGGTCCTGGATGGTGATGTCAGCGTAGGCGAGGTAGTCGCCTTCTGGCAGTGTGACGAGGTACGGGGACAGTATGAGCGGCGAGGTGCAGACGGTCTGGTAGAGAGCCATCATTCTTGCAGCAAGGGGAAGCCATGCAAGGAGTTCGTCTCGCGAGGTCCTGGCAAAGCCGGCCAGGAGTATCGCTTGTGCCTCCTCTTCTATGGCTGTGCGGTAGTGACTTTGTTCGTGCTCAATTTTCATGGACTCATCCCGGACGCGCGGAACGAGGACTTCTGTGCACCACTGCTGAATCCGGGCCATTTCTGCCGCGAATTTCGGCGAGTCCAGTTGGTCTATGGGGATGTCATGGTTGCCGGACCTGGCGAAGCGGAGGGCCTCCGGCCATTCTCCGGGCGCTGGCCATGTCCACTGCCCGAACCGGAGCGGTTCCTGGCCCAATTCTGACCGGAGTTCCGCCCAGGTTTCCGGAGGCAATTTGGGGAAGTGTTTCACGGCGACAGTTTCCAGAATGGACTTCATGGCTGTTCCTCCAGAATTTCCAGAATGGTTAAGAGGGCATGTTTGAGGGCTACAGCATCAGACGGTGAAGGGCAGAACGCGGCAATGGCACGGGATATGCTATCCCATCCCAGAACCTGCTCGTCCTCAACAACCAGTAGAGCAGGAGCATTGCCTCCCCAGCCATGCTCCCAGAACCTGAAGAAAAGCCGCAACTCGCCGAACATATTAATTGTAACTGCTGATGGAAGCCCCCCGTAGGACATGTCAATCTCTATGGTGATAGAAGTCATGACGCGCCCACTCATCAACTCATCTACCAGATGGCGGACCTGTCTGCCGGGCCATGCCTTGTCCGTTAGCCGTTCTACCAGGAACACGCACGGGGCCAGCGGCAGCCTGTCACCAAGCATACTTGCAGTTTCTGCTGATATGACCCTGGCAAGCAGCATCGCATCTGTTTCTTCTTTAAGGGCGGTGTAGTTCGGGTCTATCTCTTTTACCCATGCCAGTTCCCTCTCAACCTGTTCAATGAAGTCGCGGCATTCCATTTCCGCCCTGATTGCTGCCTCTGGGTCTATCTGCTCAACAACAGCAGGGTGTCTGACGTGCAGGGTTGTATCCCCCTGGCTTACGTATCCCAGGCATTCCGGCAGCAGGCGGTCACGGCAAGGCCAGAAAATCTGCTTGCCGGCAGCGGCGATGTTTCTGGTTTTGACCAATGGTTGGCGAACCGCAGGCCACCTGGGCGCGGACGCGCGCGCAGCCATTTCTACGAATGCTTTCACATTCAGGTCCATTTCTACTCCTCCCAGCCGAGGATTCTTTTGACAGCGGTGAGAATATCCAGTAGCGTGAGGGCCTCACCGGGCAACTCGCATATATGCGAAATGTGCCAGGTCTGGTCACGATATGTCTCGCCGATGGCCTGAAGTTCCAACTCGTTGTCATACCGGACGCCGAACCAGCAGTCTGCCAGTGAGGTCCATTCATGCCCCCAGAAGTAGAACACTATGCAAAGTCCGCGATATATCTGGGCTTTGACCTGTGCCAGTCTGCCGTTTTCTCGGATTACTGTGACTTCCGTACAAAAAACCCTGCCATCCATCAGGCCTTCAACGAGATTTCTCACCCTGCTACCGTGCCAGTCCCTACCTGCGATTTGCCGCATTTCGTAGCAGACAGCGACGAGCGGCTTGAATTCGCCGAGGTCGGCGATGTTCTCGTGGTGGACCCGGCCTGCCAGGACAAGCGCATTTACGATGTCTGACAGCGTCTGGTACTCCTTATCCTTCTGGGCCAGGGCAGTCAGGTGGGAGATGGTTGCCAGCGCCGTCTCGCACTCCGCGATGGCATTTGCCACCGCGAGTCGGTCAGCGTATTTTTCAACCAGCGCGTTCCCAATCCAGTAATGGTGCTGCCCCTTGGGCCCACGTTCCAGTACGTATTCCACTCCCTCGCGCCCGCCCTTTCCCGGCCAGTACAGTGAAGTTGAAGCCTCAGGGTTTTCCCCGATTTTCCTCTGCGGCGGAAGAGGCACGTGGACCACCGGCCATCTGTGTCGGGCAATCTGGTGGGCCACGGTTATCCACCGGTTCATCAATTCCTGGTTCATGCTTCACCTCCCAATGCAGAAATGATGACGTCCAGGCGCTGTTTCAGCGCCAGGGCCTCGTGGGGCGTTCCGCATACTTTTGACACCTTAATAGCGCTCGCCGTGTATGAGTGGCCAGCAATGTACTGAACAGTTTCGCTCTCTGCGACGAACCACGAGGCGAAAGCCCGTTCGCCACGCAGTTCGGTGTACAGGTGCAGGCGTGCCTCGCCGGTGTTTGCGATGATGAACTCCACCGACTGGCCGTACTCCTGCGGCATGCTTTCAACACAGATGCCCAGGTGGGTTTTCCTGGCAATTATATCCGACGCCAGTTTTCGGAAAGCGTCAGGACGAACAAATCCATTTTCGCATGCACGGCATACAGTGAGCATGCGGTGGATGACCGGGAACAGCGGAGCAAAGTCCCCTGGTGGCTCGTCAGTAACCCCGACAAGCAGGAGTGCATTTGTTTCCGCAATCAGCGCCCCGAACTCTGCTTTCTGCTGGTCTCGGATGGCCTGCGCCATTCTGTCAAGATGCTGAGAGAGTTCAGTGCACTCTCTGGTGGCCTGAAGCACCTCGTTGCGGTCAAGCATCGGTTCAAGGGATGCTGACTGCTCAATTGGGATGGTGCTTGATGCCCTTCTGAAATTCAGCAGGTGATGGAGACACTGCTTTCCGCCTTTGTATCCCGGCCAGACAATGATGGTTGATGTACGTGACACGTTGCGTTCTGCTGGCAGGTGATGCGATATTACGTTTGGGTGTGGCCAGCGAGGTCTTACGGCCTCCCTGGCCGCTCCCAACAGAAGCATGGTTTCTTCCTTCATGCCGACCTCCTGTACTCACTCCGTCTGGTGAAGCATGAGCCTGATGGCGTCCAGTCGCTTTATGAGCAGGAGCGCCTGACGTGGCGTTGGGCAAACGGCCGCAACGCGCTCCACGCAAATTCTGAATGTACTGGCTGCGATTGGTAATGGGTTGCCGTTCACAACGGCGTTCCAGGATATGGACACTTCACCTGACGCTCGCAGTGATGCATCCATTTGCAGAGCGGTGTCGGCTGATTCCAGGACGGTAATGGTGGCTAACTGTACGGAATCTCTGGTTTCCACTCTGATGCCGAACGGTAGTTCACCAGAGATAATGGCGTGGAAGACACGCTGGAGCGCGTCTGGACTGGTGTCAAGTCTGGGGGTATGGAGGGACAGGATACGGGAAGCAATGGGATAGAGGGGGTAAAACTCCTCGCCTGGCAGGTCTGCCGGGACGAGCCCTGCTGCGACGAGGGCATTCGCTTCTGCGATGAGAACGTTTAACTCCTGGCACTCCAACTCGCGGATTTCCTGCGCCATTCTGTCCCGGGCTTTGGCAATTGCCCGGCATTCTTTTGCGGCGGACGCCAGTTTCCTGGGGTCCAGGAGATGGTCAACGGCTTCAGGGCGGGTCCGGGTGCCGCAGCGGAATAGCAGGAGGTCGCCGGGCTCCTTTTTCCCTTCCCCGTAGCCGGGCCAGACCACGCTATACTCAATCCTTCGGCTGGAGACGTCTCTTTCTTCTGGCAGGATGTGTCTTGCGTGCGGCCAGCGTGGGCGGATTGCCTCTGCTGCCGCATTCAGCAGCGTTATGGTTGCTTCCTTCATTCGCTCCCTCTCCCGAAAAACGTGATGAGGAAATTCAGACGATTAAGCAACGATACTGCCTCGTCTGGCGTATGGGCAACATCTGCAAGGTGGTGGACGACGGCGCTGAGACTGGCGTTCAGGCCAATCTCTCTCCCGCTCTCATTGATAGACACCAGGTAGATGTCGGTTTGCTCTCTGTAGAGCGTTGAGCACCTCAGTGCCATCCACCCAAACCGAAAGTTCTGCCAGAACCTGACCTCAACGTCAACGGCCGTAATTTCAGCCTTGATGCTTGCACTGGCCGGGTAAATCTCCCGGCGCAGCACGCAGGTGACCAGGTCGTTTACTCTGGACACCGGCACCTCGCGATGCAGCGCCTGGATTCTGACCGCCAGGGGCGTCAGCGGGGTGAGGCACTCAGGCACGAAAGCAAGGTCGCCGATGCCGGCCAGCGCAACGGCCGTTGCCTCATCCTCCAGAGTCTCAAGGCTCCGGCGCTGCGTTTCTCTGATGTGCTGGCTTTGCCAGTCCAGGTTCCGGGCCAGGGCCTTGCATGCGTCCAATTCCGCTTCCAGCGAGGTGATGGACTGAACGACGGAACTGATACTGACACGGATTTTGGGGCCACCCAGTTCAACAAGGTCCAGCGCGTTCAGTGACGCGTTGGAGACGGGCCAGAGGATATCTATGTCGCCACGCTTCCCGATGACTCGCTGGACGGGGAGGCCCAGCGCTGGCCTGGCAACAGGCCACCTCAGTTTTGCCACCTCGCGGGTGGCGTTCAAGAATTCTTCCAGAAGGCTCTCTGTGACCATTCTGTACCTCCTTCGCCGGAAAGCAGTTGGAACAGCGTGGTCGCCGCGTCAGCAAGTTCCAGTACCTGATATGGGGACATACATGTTTCTGCAACCACATTGTAGAGGACGCTCTGGCTGAAGTTATAAACCGGGACGTCGTCTCCCGGCTCACCGAGAACCAGAGAGACGGTGACGAATCTGTCGTCCCAGGGTCCGAGAAACCGGACGTAGAGGCCGCGCGTGAGTTCAAAGAGAGCAGTTGAGGGAGCACGGCTGTAATCGTAGTAGACTGTAACGCTGTAAAATGGCGTCCTACTCATGCCAACAGCAGTGGTGACGGCGCGCCGGACGTCTGTGCCTTTCCACGAGGCATCTGTACTGTAGCCTGGCCTGTGCAGTTTGCTCAGCGCCCAGACGGCTGGCGCGAGCAGGTTGAACCCAGGCCGCCAGTCCGGTTTCACGAGCCCGGATATAAACAGGAGGCCGGCCTGTTTTTCCAATTCCTCTGCGTTGTATCTGTCTGGCCGCAGCATGGCCTGTCGGGACTCTTCAAGGTCTGCCGCGACGCGACTGGCGAATTGGACGGCTTTTTCCACCTCACTGATGTCCCATTCGGCGTCTATTTTAACGCCGCTATCAATATCAGCCAGGTCAACGGCATGAGTCCCGCATGTGATACAGAGCCACACATCTGTGCCGTCCAGATGTCTGGACGGCCAGACAATGGGGCTGCCGTCAGGGAGATGGCCTATGGTAAAGTCTGTGGCCGGGAGAGCGGGGGAGACAGGCGGCCATTTCCTGACGGCGATTTCCTGAGCAACGGTGGAAAGTTTCTTGAGTTCCTTCATCGCTACTCCTCTCTGTACGAGTACACCTCCCGGGCGACGCGCTTCATCAGGAGCGCTTCGCCGGGAGTATGGACCAGTCGGGAGAGTTTTCTGGCTACCTCCTTGATGTCGTACTCGTCAATCTCAGCCGTTATGGCTTTGTTTTCCGGCACGGTCAGGTACGCGTACACCTGACTTTCTTTCCCTTTGCAGCGTTCGTCAATGGTAAGATGAATGTTCACCTTACCAGCACTGACCACAATGTAGGTGTAGTCAGGAGAGCGAGCGATTGTCAATGTGGAAATAGCAGTCGTCGCCCGCCCCAGCAGGTCGGAGATGATTTTTCTGACCCCCTCCGGCGAGTATCTGCTGTCCCTGGCGGCAATCAGGGCATGGGCCACCGGGTACAGCAATTCGTTGACGTCCGGCTCTGCTGGCACCAGACCGGTTAGCCGCAGGTAGTCCAGTTCGGCTTTCAGTTCCGCCAGTTCCGGTGTCATCCCGGCCCGGACCCTGTCTGCGCTTTCCATAACCCTTTTGCAGAATCTGATGGCACCGAAGAACATTTCCGGCGACACTTCCCGGCAGTGCCAGAGCATGTCCAGGCCTGACACTCTTGAGTGGTTGCCGGAGACGAGGTCCACGTGGCTGAGCGCGTACGCAGGGTCGGCCGCGCTTGCGGGCCAGCGGACCTCCCAGGTTTCGTCGTCCTTCACTTTGCCCAGCACAAACCGGGCATCCAGGGTAATCCGGACAGGCGGCCATGTCCGTATGGCTTCTGCGGCCCGCGCTGCCCAGTCCTGGAGTTCGCGGATGGCAATTATGGATGCCGGGCTAAAGACAACCATATCATCTCCCATTTTTCCACCTCCCTGAGCAGCCTTTGGACCACAGCGGCGGCGGTCTTCGGGCTTCCGACTCCAATGTGCTGCCGCCAGGTCTCCTCCGGGGTTGACGATGAAAAGTGCTTTGAGGAGAAGTAGACCGTCCGGCAGGTCACGATGATTCTGCCCCATTCTGTCCGGAGGGTCCTTGCAGGACACCAGTCTGGCCTGGGGTCCACCTCCATCCAGTCGGGTTTCCCGTGGATTTCGTGGCACCGGCGGCAGACCATTCTCTTGATGTCTGCGAACCGGACGAGGCTTGCGGCTGATGCCGCCGAGCCCGGAGAGATTCTGGCGGCCTCTGTGGGTACGATTCCGGCCAGCGCTGCCGCGTTCGCGATAGAGAGGACGCGCTTTGTCAGGACGGGATGGCGGGCCATAATCTCTCTGGACGCGGCGTCTCTTTTCGCGATGGCCTGTCGGAGCCAGTCCATTGCGGCGGCCATGCCGTCCTTGCTGAACCGGTCCCGAAGGACAGCGGTGCGGATAGCGCTGGGGCGAATGATGTACCCCATATCGGCCACCAGGATACCCGCTCTTGTCAGCACTTGAAAGCCAGAGACGTACTCAAACACTGTGAGACGCTCCGGCGCAGGCCAGAGCAGGTCCTGGCCGACTTCTATCTGTTGTTCCGGCCAGTCCAGTGCCACCTGCGGCCAGACTGGCCGGATATATTCCAGTACCAGCGTCTCAAATTCTTCAAGTTCCATTGTCATGTTTCCTCCATCAGGTTCAGTATGAGTCCCAGTCTTTCCAGGAGAACTACTGCTGAGTCCGGGTCGGGACAGAAGGAAGCGAGTCGCCGGGCAAGGTTATCCAGGCCGACGTAATCAATCATTTCGCCCCGCCTGTCTGAGAAGTTCACCGAGACCCAGGCGTCCGCGTCCGGTATGACGAATGAGAAGTCAATGGTCAGCATGTCCCTCCAGGAGAGAGACACTTCCGCGGGCCTTCGGCACAGCGTCATGTCGTCCGGAAGGCAAGCAATCAGACGGCTTGCCAGCGAGACCACGTGCCGTACCTCCCAGTTATCGTACTTCAGCCTGTCCATCCGGTACGCCACTGGCAGGAGCAGGTCGTGGCCATCCCCGCTGGCCCTGATTCCTTTTGCCAGGGCCAGTGCGTTAAGTTCCTGCCGGAGCAGTTCCGCAGAGGCGCGCTGGCATTCCAGAATGGAGTCGGACAGTTTCTTCGCCGACATGATTGCCAGCCTGATGTCGGAAGTGGCCTGAGCCAGGAGGTCGGCCTGAATTTCGTGGGTGACATCAAAAATGTTACCAGCGCTGATAATCTTCCCTTTGTGGACAATGGTATTCAGGGAAGTCCAGGGCCAGATTGTGTATTGCCCGATGTTTCGCCTCTGCGGTAACGGCACTGTGGCCGATGGCCACAGGGGTTCTGCGGCATCCCGCAGGGCGTCAAGGAACCCGTTTATGGCATCATAGATTTGTTCGTTCTCCATAACTCCCTCCTGTTCTGAACGCCAATTTCAGGCGGGTTTCTGCCGGACAATTTTCCCGTCTGGACGTCAAAAAAGAAAGGCGGCGTGTTTGCGTCCTGAAGACCCTCAGGGTCACAGCAGTCTGGGCCAGTCGCAGGTTCCGATGGCAGCGACCGGGTCGGCGTATTCTGGCGCCGTTTCGGACGCCAGAAATCCGGAGAGGCTTTCCAGTGCTCTCAGCACTCCCCCGGGAGTCCATAGGGGAGGGTGATATGCAATCTCCCGTATCTGGTCCCGTGCCAGTTCCAGCCTGAAGGCGGTTCTGGACGGGTAATCCTCTCCCCGGAAGTGCAGGAGCAGGTCTGAGGAGGGCGCGTAATGGAGCAGATAGGCGTCCTCCCAGACCCTGAAAATCGGCCAGCCGCGCGCGAACGCACGCACGTCTACCTGCAGGAGTTGTTGCCAGATGATTCTGGCGGCGGCTCTCCGAGCCAGTTGTCGTCCTCAAGGGCGATGGAGAATCTCTGCGGGACGACACCGGCCAGGAGGCCGTATTCCACCAGTCGTCTGACTTCGGCCATTTCTGCGGCCATTTCTTCGGCCATCCGGCGGCTCTCTTTCCGTCTCCTTTCGGAGATAGCGTAGCAGTCGTCAATGGCCGACAGGATGGCCTGCCGGTCAAAGTCTTTGATGTACTCCAGCATGCTGACCGGGGCGTTGCCGTACTGGTCGCCTGCGACGGTCAGCGCAAGCCCCGGCCGTGTTGAGCAGTGCCGGTGTCCGGGCCAGAAATATCGCCCGGTCAGCCAGCGTTGCTGCGGCAGTTCCCCAATCGGCGGATTGGGGAAGAAGAGGCAGGTCGCAGCCGCAGCAGCGTATTCCAGTTGTTTCCATAGCGACAGTGTCATATCTGTTCCTCCCCCGTCAATCTGACAAGGATTTCACCCAGGAAGTCCATCACCCTGACCGCCTGGTATGGGTCTGGAGCGACCCGTGCCAGGCGTGGTAGTTCGGCGAACGGTTCATAGACAGGGGCGTCTTCAAGGTATACCGTGACTCCCTGCTCGGTGCTAACAGTGACCATCAACTTGTAGTACTCACTCCTGACCGTCGCGTGCATGACGCGAGTGAAACTGGTGGTTACGGTCAGGGTGATGAAGTGGTCAATGGGACGGGTGACCAGGCCTGCGGCAAACCTGCTGATGACTCTCTGGTCTGGGCGAGGTTGCCGCGACAGCCGGTGGATTCTCCAGGCCACAGGGATGAGCAACCTGTGGTCCTGGCGGGCGTCCGGGATTTCTTCGCCAAGCAGGAGCAGGGCGCTCAGTTCTTGCTCCAGTCTGGCGACGTCGTTGGGGAAATATTGCAGGACCGACGCTGCCTGCTCCCGTGTTTCCGCGATTCGGTCGCGGCAGGCCGCGATTGCCCGGCGGACCCGGGCAATGCTGACATGCGAGGGCAGGAACTCATCGCTCAGGTGAATGCTCCGGCGGTGGCGGTCGTCAGCAATGACCGCTCTCTCCGGGTTGTCCGGCTCCGGCCACAGCACAATCTCGCTGCTTCTGGGCAGGCCGATTTCCATCTGGCTGATGGGTTTTGGTTTGACCAGCGGCCAGGTGGGCGTCTGCCAGATTCTCACCGTGTCTAACAGTTCGGAGAGCAACGCTTTCGCCTGCGTGTCTCTTACCCCCATTTTTTACTCCTCTTTCAGGACCACCTTGATGGCCCAGGCGGGCGTGTCATTTTCTTCGGTCAGGGCAACGATGACGGCCCGCGCGGGCCTTTCCTCCGGCCAGGGTGTTTCCCCGTCGGTGAAGACGACAATGACATCAGGCCCCAGTTTGGCGGCGGCCTCTATACCGACTCCCATGTCTGTGCCGCCGCCGCCGACAGGGACAATCTCCGTTCCTGGGGTCACATTGCGCTGGACGCTGTGCACCTCAGTATCAACGCACAGGACGGACACAGATGCCCCGGCGCTGGAGGCGAGTTGAGTGACCAGTTTGACGCCTCTGGAGATGTCCTCGTCGGACATGCTGGCCGAGGTGTCAATGACCACAGCGACGTCAACTTTTTTCCCGACATGGCCCGGCAGGGTCGGGCGTCCATTTCTGGCGGAGAGCCAGGTGGAGCGCCGGTTCGGTCGCAGCCATGTCGGTGTCACTCCCAGAGAGCAGAGCACCGAAGAGAATCTTTCCACCAGGGCCTTCACGCGGTCGGCCCTGACCGTCAGCAGGCTATCCGCCCACCGGGTCAGGTGAGCAGGGACCGTCCCTGCTGCGGCGCTGGTGTCGTGTCTGGCACTCTGGATGGATTTGGCGATGAGCCTGACGGCTGCATCGCTGTTAATGGGTTCCAGCGGGCGTCCGATTTCCCACTCTCTGGGAATTCCGTCCACGCCGGACCCTTCCGGAGAGCCGCTCTGGGGGGCGTCCGCAGCGCCACTCTGAGGGTTATCCTGGGGATTGGCCTCATTACCGGAGGCGTCCTGTCCCTGTCCGGGGCTCTGGCCGAACGCTCCGCCGCTCTTCTGAGAGAGGAGTTCGGCATATTCTTCCGCCAGGAGGCCATCGGGCAAGGAGAATTTTGCCGGGGTTGGAGGGTCCCCCGGCAGTTTAAAGACACCCTCTGACAATATCCGCGAGTTCACCTCTAACTCCGCCGCCAGGTCCCAGATTTGCTGGCCGAAGCGGGGGACAGCCAACTGCGCCCGTCGGGCATGGTCAAGGGCCAGGTGCAGGGCTTCATGGTAGACCACGCCGGCAAGTTCGGCCAGGCTGGTGCCGGCGACGAATTTCGGGTCGGCGTACATATTCCAGTTCTGGTCAACTGCCATCGTTCCGGACGGCAGGCTGTCCGTAATGACAAGGGGCCGGATGATGGCGGTTGCCAGGTAGGGCCGCTTCCTGACGAGAGCGGCCCGTGCTTCTTTCAGTTTCTGGAGAGTTTCGTCCATGGTCCCTCCTTTACAGCCCGGCCTCGCGGATGGGTTTAATCAGCCGCTCAGACAGAGATATACCGGGCAGGACACCCATGCCCCGTTTGAAATAATACTCCGCTGTCTTCACGGCAAAGGGGATGGCAATATCCACATCCCCGCTGTCTGCGAGGATGTTGATAATTGACTGAAGTTTCCCCCAGAACTTAATGGCTTCCCTGGGCTGGAGGCCCAGAACCATTGTCGTTGCGGCAGAGAGCGCCGCATACTTCTGGTCTGAGCGCTCCAGGGAGGTAATGATTTGGGGATTCTCCAGAAGTTCTTCCGGGGAGGGGATGTTCGCCTCCCTGTACCAGGCCGCGAACTCTATCGCAGCGGCTTCCCCGACCAGGGCAGCGACCACCTGGAAGTCCGCATCGTCGGTCACCGCGAGAGTCCTGGACACGAAGTCCCAGGAACGCGGTGACGGGAAGGCCATAGCGCCTTCCTCATAGCGGTAGAGCAGATGGGGCTGCGCTCTAATGAACGCAGCGACTTTTGCCCGGGCCATGCGCCAGGCCTCAGTGTTAATACCCAGCGCTGGCTCGCTTCCCCAGTATCCGGGAAACTCTTCGGTCCAGTCCCGGATGAACTGCGCGTCCACGTCCACGCGCAGGTGGGCAAAGCGGTTGGCCAGGGCAGGGGAGATGGGGAACCCTCCGATGAGTTCCGGGGGGTTTGCTGTCGCTATGGGGTATACAGTCGGCCCCAGTTCCACTTCCCCGACGACTCGCTCCAGGATAACCCGGAGCAGAGAGTTGGTGACCTCTGTCCGGGCGGTGACCAGGTCATCAAAGAGAAGAATTACCCTGTGGCCTTCGTCGGCCCATGCCTTCACCCTGGCCGCCCAATCGGGGGCCATGTAGTGAAAGACCCCTTTGTTCTCCTCTGGAAAGGGAAGACCAAGAAAGTCCACGGGCTCGCGGATGGACGCGATGATAACTGCCAGTTTCGCGCCCATCTTCCGCGCCAGCGCGTAAACCGCGCTGGTCTTCCCGACTCCCGGTGGACCCCAGATGATGACCGGGACCCCTGCTTTGACGAAGCTTTCCAGCGTTCGCTCCATTCCGTTCATTTCTGCCTCCTGTGGTTTAAGTTTTTTTGGTTCTGGGTAAACTGGCATCCGCTTGCGCGGTGTCAGGCCAGGTAATCCCGGCCCAATTATACCAGGGGTTTCTGCAAGAAATTCGGGCCGGGAGTTTTTTAAAATTATCTGCCTGCCGTTCTACTGGCCGGAATTTCTGCAATGTTCAATCTGCAAACAAAAAGCCCGCCAGAGGTCTGGCGGCATTCTGCCGCCAGCCCCGGCGGGCCTTTTGCCCCGGTCCCCTTCAGGCCCGCTCCATCGGGGACCGGGGAAGTTTTGGGGTTCGCTTCTTCTTGCTCTACTGTTCGGACTCCTCCTTCAGTAATGCCAGTAACTCAGATATCCTCCTGGCATTCCTGAAACTCCCTCTGCGATGAGCCAGGGCGTCCAACTCCTTGAACGCCTCTGGCTCAACCATCACCTTCCGCACCATCTCGTCCCAGTAAATCACCTTGAAAGTCTCTCGGAAGACCCCCGTCCAAATGTGTCCGGTCTCGGACGCTTCTACAACATCTCTGTGCAAATGGTGATGGTAAGGAAGCTGGAGTTCGTCCCAGGTCAGGAGTTTGAAGTCAAATTTTTTGTCGCGGTCCCAGTACGGCCTGAGAAACAGATCCTCACCACCTCGTCGGAGCAGATCTTCCAGCTCCTCCTTTCCCACGTCATCGGGGGCGATTATCACCCCGATGATGTGGTCAATGCTATAGTATCCGAGATAGCCTCTTCCTATATACCAACGCATGTTGCCTCCTTTCTGACTGAGATTTTGATTCCGCGGCCAGGGCAGGTGGCCGCGATTTCTTGGGGTTCTCTCCTGTAGCACCACCGCCTGCCCCGGTAGTGCTACGGGGGGTTGCAAGCCCCCTATTCTGCAATACGCCTCCTCTCCTCTGCTGTGGAGAACCTACGGGAACAGACCTACGGGAACATCTGGGAGATCGTGCTCCTCAGCTGTTCCAGGGCCCCACCGTCGCTCCCGCCTCCGAACAGCCAGGTCACGATAACGAAAATGATTATCGCGACCAGGCCGATGATGGCGGTGTACTCCAGCACCCCCTGGCCTGCCTCGGCCCCGCGGGCAACCCGCAGGGCCTTCTCCACAACCCACGCCGGGACGCTGTCCCGGCGCGGGTCTGTCAGGACCACCAACTCGTCCCAGAAGGACTCCAGGTCCTCCTGGGACAGGGAGCAGGTCATTTTTATGACCTGCTCCCACCCAATAACCTTCTCCTTCTTCTGTTTCATCCTTGCACCTCCTGCGAAAGTTGGTCTTGGGGAGAAACCGCCTGCGGCCCTTATTTGTAATGGAAAAAGTTAAAGAAAAGAAGACTGTATCCTGCCGGCCCAGAGTTTTTCGGCCCAATTCTGGCCAGTTTTCCCGGCCCATTCTGACCGGTTTTCTGGCCAGAAATTTTGGCCAAATTCTGCCGGTTTTCCCGCCGGTTTTTACGGCGGGGATTCTGCAGAAATTTGGGTCGGTCTGGTCGGGTCGGTCTGGTCGGGTCGGTCTGGTCGGGTCGGTCTGGTCGGGTCGGTCT